AGTTATAACAATGTATAGAGAACAAAAAAACAGTAGGGATGAAATAACATCCGTTTTAAGGTCAGATGGTTGGTCTATTCCTTTTGACCCCGCCAACACAGACTATCAGGAATACTTGAAGTGGGTTGCCGAGGGTAACGAACCTCTGCCGCATGATGCGCCCGTATTAGAACAAGCATCCGAAAACACGTTTACGGTGCAAATATGACCTTTGACTGGAAAATCTCCGAACTGGTGTTGGATGGCCAGGTCATCAAGTCCGTCAGGTATCACGTTACATTGGCGGACGGTGACCACGCGGTGGCCACTGAGGGCTACTGGAAGATGCGGAAACAGTACGAGATGGGCGAGAACGTGGGCGAGGCCCAGGTCGCACATTGGGTGGATTTAGACGCTATCCAAGACGGCAAACATCTAATAAAATCGAGACTACAAGAGCAACTGGATGCGCTGAAGTCCGCAACACCGACCAAGCCGCCCTGGGCCGTGGACACATTCAAGGTGACGATATGACGCAACCAATCGACATCATCAGCCGCGCCCTCAAAGACATCGGGGCACTAGAGGCCGGTGAAACTCCCGCCCCTGCGGACGCCCAAGACGCGTTCGATATGCTCAACGATATGCTCGACCAGTGGTCAAACGAGCAAATGATGGTCTTTTACAAGACCGAAATCGTCTACACGCTGACCGCCGGCCAAACTCAGTACACCATCGGCCCAGGTGGCCAGATTGGTGCCACGGTGACCGGCTCCATCAGCGGCACAACCCTGACGGTGACCAACATCACCCAGGGCGCAATTGCCCTTGGAATGACCATCTCTGGCTCTGGAATCACTGCGGGCACCAAGATTGTCGGGTTCGGAACTGGTGCGGGCGGCAACGTCAATTACGCGGGCACTTATACGGTGAGCGTATCCCAGACGGTGGCCAGCACAACCATTTCGGCCTATTACGAGCGCCCCCTGTCGATCAACTCCGCGTTTGTGCGGGTCAACACGACCGCCAACGGCCAGCCCATCCAGGGTGGTGGTCTGGACTATCCGGTGACTATCCTGAACCTGGAGAACTACGAACTGATTGGTCTAAAGACCATGAACGGCCCTTGGCCCCGTGCGCTCTACTACCAGCCAGGCGAGACCCTCGGAACCATTACGGTGTGGCCAAACCCTTCCCAGGGTGAGATGCACATTTTTGCCGACACCATGTTCCAGCGGTTTGGTTCCCTGTACGACAACATTGTCATTCCCCAGGGCTACTATATGGCCATGCGCTGGTGCCTGGCCGAACGGTTGTGCCCCATGTATGGCAAGTCTAACCCGCAGCAAATTGCGATGATTAACGCTTTTGCTAGTAACGCCAAATCAGTCATCAAGCGAACCAACATGAAACCAATTCAGGTGGCCAGATTTGATGACACGTTAGTGGTTGGCAAGAGGGCGGATGCCGGTTGGATACTTACAGGAGGCTTTTAGCGGGTTTATTAGGTTTGTGGATTTATTAGGTATAATTGACTGGTCACTTAATAGGAGCCAGTCATGGACGAACAAGCAAAAAGAGAACGAAATGCCGAATACCAACGCCGCTACTACCAACGCAAAAAGCAAGGACTTGTTGCCCCAAATAGCGGCAAAGCGCAAAACACGCCTGATGTTTTGTGGTCAAAGGTTGACATTCGCGGAGAAGATGAGTGCTGGGAATGGAAGGGTTTTAGAAACCACGACAACTATGGCCGCACTTGGATCAATCAAAAGGGCTATTACGCGCATCGCGTCATCTTCAATCTTGCGTATCCTGGCAAAATTGACCTCAACGCCCCTCGCGCTACTGACATCAGTGGTTTCGTTTTGCATCGGTGCGACAACCCGCCGTGCTGCAACCCAAAACACTTGTACCTTGGTACGTTCAAAGACAACACGCGGGACAAAGTGGAACGCCGCCGTTGTCCAGACTTTAGCGGGGACAAAGGCCCGCGTTGCAAACTAACTATGGAACAAGCCCGTCAAGCCAGAGAATTACGCAAACAAGGCCAGTCTGTCCGCAGTCTTGCGGCCCAGTTTGGCATCAGTCTGCCATCTATGAAATCTTTGCTGCGCGGTGACTCTTACAAGGAGGGCGCGTAATGGCAGATTTTGGCTTTGTAGGGGCTGCATATGAAGCGCCATCCATTTATCAAGATGCACAGGAACTGATCAATTTCTATCCCGAAATTGATCCCACCAAGTCACCCCAGGATCGCGGCGTCATCGCCCTGTATCCGACCCCAGGTTTGGAAACTCTGGCCATTTTCCCCAATCAGGAGGAAGTCCGCGCCCTGCGAACCTTGTCCGGCGGCACCCAACTGATGGCCGTCTGCGGTGACTTTGTTTACGTTCTCGAATCCGACCTGACCCCCAAGATTGTTGGCCAACTTAACTCCGCCACCGGCCTGGTCGGCATGGTAGACAACGGCGTTAACGTCTACATTGTGGATAACGATTACCGATATACCTGGCGCATTTCCAACCCATCAGCGGCAATTTTTACTGGGTCAATTAGCAGCACAACCCTGACCGTGACCTCGGTTTTGAGTGGCACGATTGCGGTTGGCCAGGCTATTTTTGGTAACGGTGTTGGCCAAAATACCATCATTACCGCGCTGGGAACCGGATCGGGTGGAACTGGAACGTACACCGTCAGCAAGTCCCAAACTGTTGCATCGACCTCGATTAACGCTGCGGCCTCACCGGCCATCTTTAGCGCAACCATTAGCGGCACAACCATGACCGTGGCCAGCGTGAGCAGCGGAACCATAGTGATTGGCCAGACGATTGTCGGCGCTGGTATTACGGACGGCACCATCATTACCGCGCTCGGAACGGGTTCTGGTGGCGCCGGAACCTACACGGTCAGCGCCTCTCAAACGGTCACCCCAGCGGTTACGGTCTACGCATCCAACTGGTCGGTTTTACCCGCAACAGACGGTGCTTTTGAGGGTGGGGGAACGGTAGACATTACCGACAACTATTTTGTTTACAACAAGCCTGACTCCCAACTGTTCGCGGCCTCAGACCTGTTGAGCCCTATTACCGACCCCCTGTCGTTTGGCTCTAAAGATGGGTCACCGGATGACCTTGTTGCCATTATCGTTGACCGGCGCGAGGTTTATCTTTTGGGTGAGATGTCATCTGAGGTGTGGATTGACTCCGGCGGGGTGCCGTTTCCGTTCACGCGTATCCCAGGCACCTCAACTCAACAGGGTATTGCAGCCCGTTGGTCATGCGCTCGGATGGGCAACTCTTTTGCTTATGTGTCCCGCAACAACCGTGGTGAAGCCACCATCGTGCGGATGAACGGATATTTTCCAGAGCGGATCAGCACCCACGCCGTGGAAAATACCCTGGTCGGTCAGAACGTCTCGGACGCCCTGGCCTGGACTTATCAACTAGAGGGGCATGAGGTTTATGTGGTCACATTCCCCAGTATTGGCGAACACGGCCTGACTTGGGCGTATGACAACACCACCGGCGCCTGGCACAAGTGGCTCTACACCAACAATATGGGCGAGTACGAGCGCCACCGTGGCAACTGCTGCGCGTTTTTCAACCAGAAGGTTTTGGCCGGTGACTACGAGAACGGCAAACTTTACTGGGTGCGTCAGGACTACTACACCGATGACGGCCAGATGGTTCGCCGGCTGCGCCGTGCGCCGCACCTAACTTCTGACTTGCAGCGCCAGTATTTCCACGAACTCCAGATTCAATTCCAGCCTGGCGTTGGGTTATCCACGGGCCAAGGCGAGGACCCTCAAGCCATGTTGCGCTGGTCTAGTGACGGTGGCTCGACCTGGTCCAACGAATACTGGACAACGATTGGCAAACAGGGCCGATATGCAAACCGTGCGATTTGGCGCCGGCTGGGCTGGTCGCGTGACCGAGTGTTCGAGGTGGTGGTAACTGATCCCGTCAAGGCGGTGATTGTGTCAGCCAACCTAAAAGCCGAGGCGGGGGATAACTGATGGCCGTCCAACAAAACCAGCGAATTCCCACCAGCCCCTTAATTGACCAGACCCAGCGCCCTACGCGGGCCTGGCAATTGTGGTTTTTGAACCTGTTGAACTTTTCCAGCAGCAACTCGGCCACCGCGGGTTCCGCTACGTTGCCGGCCAACCCTGCTGGATTCATCAACATCACCGTCAACGGTGAGGCCAAAAAGGTGCCCTACTATGACGTTTGAAGTAGATACCCTGTCCAAGGTTCCGACCTTAGAGGAAATTAACCGACTTCAGTCGGCCATGGTCAAGATGCCCCAGGCCAAACTGGAGACTGAGCATTATTTCTCCGGCGGAATGTACTGCCGGAAATTGAGCCGACCCGCGGGAACCCTGATTGTTGGAAAAGCCCACAAAAAAGACCACTTTTTTATGTGCGCGAAGGGTGAAATCATTGCCTGGTCTGAAAAAGGTATGGTTACTTTGTTGCCTGGCGATATAATTGAATCCAAAGCCGGAACCAAGCGGGTGACGCTGGCGGTGAAGGACTCCGTAGGGGTTACATTCCACCGAACTGACAAGACCGATTTGGATGAGATTGAGGCCGAATTGATCGAACCAGACGAGACGGCGTTGTTTGACTCACACAATGAACTCAAAAAATTGGTAAACAGTAGCGAGGTGCAAAAATGTCTTGGGTAGCCGTTGCGGTAGTTGGATCAAGCCTGGTTTCGGGCTACATGGGGTCTAAGGCCGCCAAGTCGGCTGCGGACACAACTGCCGGCGCAACGCGATACGCGGCGGACGTCCAAAAAGAAATGTATGACCTGTCACGGGCGGACTTGGCTCCATACCGTGAAATTGGTTACGAGTCTTTAGAGGACATCAATAGGCTCAAACCGTATCTAACTGGCCAATTTAGCGGGGATCAACTAGCCCAATATTTAGACCCCAGCATGGCGTTCCGCATGAAATACGGAACCCAGGCCACGGAACGGCTGGCCAACGTATCTGGCGGAGCGCTTGGTGGAAATGCCATGCGCGCCCTGCAAGACTATGGCCAAAATTTAGCCGCTACTGAATACGGAAATGCTTTCAATCGGTTCCAAACCGAGCGCGGAAACATATACAACACCCTGGCAAACATTGCCGGAATGGGTCAGGGCGCAGTCAATACAGGCATTAGCGCGGGGCAACAAACCGCTCAGAACGTTGGAACCCTTGCCGTAGGTGGTGCCCAGGCTCAAGCCGCCGGACAAGTAGGCGCCGCTAATGCGTGGACAAACGCCCTGCAAGGCCCAGCAAACTATTTGCAACTGTCCGCTCTGATGGGACGAAACCCATTTGGTGGTTTTGGTGGGGCGCCAACCGCTACAACCATGGCTCCAACTTCAGCCATAGCGCCCCAGGCGGCTTCAACAAATGTTGCGTAAGGACTAATCATGGCCGATTTTGGAATCAAACCAGACATCGCTCTAGGCGTAAAAGGCCCGCAGCAACAGTCATTGTCTGACCTGTTGGGAACGGCCACCAAGGCCATGGAGTTTTCCCGCCTGTCCGAACTGTATCCAGAACTGATCCGCAAGACCAAGGCCGAAGCCGCTGGTGCTGAGACCACCGCGGCTAAGGGTTCTCTGGATTACAACCTTGGTTTGGCCAACACCATTGCTGCTGGCCAGACCAGCATGATTACAAACCCTTTGATTGTAAAAGCCGCCAACGCGCCCGATAGTCTTACATCGGATGAGCGCAAGGCACTTGTCACGTTGGTGACTGACAACTCCATCCAGCAGTCTAAAAACGCCGGTATTCCCTGGGAAGGCCAAGGGCAAAAACTAGCCCAACCATATATCACCATGGCCATGAACAACCCTGGTGGCCTCAAACAGTATTACACCGAGCGGATGTTGGCCGGTCTCGATTCCGCAACTCGTTTGTCTCGCGGAACCGGAGAGATTCAGTCCGTTGCCGGCCAGCCATCGTTGGTCAACCCACTGATGCCAAGGCCGGTTCAGCCTATTCCTGGTTTTGCGCCAGGCGTTCCGGTGGCCGAAGGTGGCCGCACAGATATGGGCGCAAATATGCCCGTTGCGCCACAAGGCGTTCAACCCGCGGCTCCAGCACAACCCGCGGCACCAAGGGGTGTGACGTCAGCCGATATGACTCAACGGCCAGGTGGCCCAGGGTTTGACTTGCCTTATCCGAAACCACAACCTGGTGTGGCCATGGCGGTCACAACTCAGTACCAGGCGGACGAAGCCGCCGGTAACAAATACCGAAGTGGCCTAGCATCGGCTCGAATGACGGTTCCAGCCGGACTCAGAAACGTGGACGAAGTTTTGCGTGGCGCTGCCGAACTGGCCAAAGACGTCAACTTTGAAACTGGCAAACCAGCCGATATTGAGCGGGCCGTAAAAGTGTTTTTTGGTGACGCCCGTTATAAAGAACTCAGCAAAAACATTGCTAACGCCCAGATTGCTATCGCCCAGGCATCAGGCGCATCGACTGACTCCATGCGCGAACTGATCAGCAAAGCCACGGGTGACGAAACCTATCCTCCGCAAGTGCTTTTGAGCATCGCCTCACGTTTGCGTGGTGAACTGAAAGGGCTAGACCTAGAGGCCCAGGGTGCCCAGGCGTTTGCGACCAAGTTTGGTGACGCAAACCTTCCCGCCTATCGTGACGTTTGGGCGCGTAATGCTTCTGACAACCGAGTGTTTGAGGCCATGTCAATCATGGACTCTCGGATGTCCAGGGATCAACGCGAAAAGGCTCTCGACAAGATTCTCCCGATTGATGCGGCTGAACTGCAAGACTTCAGAACAAGAATTCAAAACATCCGTTCCCTGTCTCAGTCTGGAACGTTGCCTAGCCAATCTAAATCGTCAAAGAGATAAGTCATGGTCACTGATGACTTGCTAGACCGTCTCAAGATGGTGGAATCAAGCGGTGACCCAAGGGCAGTCAACCCTAAAACCGGTGCTATGGGCGCGTATCAATTCATGCCTGGCACGGTCAAAATGCTGGAATCTCAGGGCATCAAGTTTGACCCGTTTAACGAGTCCCAAGCAAGAAATGCGGCCAGGATTTACCTGACGCAACTTGTCGATCAAAATAAGGGTGACGTTGACGCGGCCCTGGCCCAATACGGTGGGTTCAAAACCAAAGACCCATCGTCCTATGTGCAGAAAGTAAAAGGCGAACCCATGGATGACTTACTGGGATTTATTGATAAGCGGATCAAGTCCGCAGCCCCGTCCGATTTCGGAACGCTAGAGGACATCATCCAGCAACGAATCGTCAAGGCTCAACAGGCGCCGATCCAGGCCGCTGCCGAGCAACAACGAATTCTTCAGGCTGCGGTTCCGCAAATTGACGCGTCTGGCCGTTTGATCCGAGAAGCCCCCGCCCCTGTAAAGCCCCGTCAAATCCGCGGCGTGGGAGACTTTTTTGAGGCGCCTATTGGCATGGCGGAGACGGTTCTTAATTTAGGGACTGGCGCGTTTGTGGCCCCGTTGGCTGCTGGTGAGCAATTGGTGCGGAACGTCATCGAAGGCCAGCCCAACACTAGAACGGACGTTTTTGCCAAACGGATGGGTCAGTTTGTTTACCAGCCTCGCACCGAGTTTGGAAAAGAAAACGTAGAGCAAATTGGCAAAGCATTTGAGGCCAGCAAACTGCCACCGGTGTTGACGCCAGAGTTTGTTGCCCTCCAGGCTGCTAAAGCGCCCGTTGCCCGTGTTCCGGTCGGTGAACCAAAGCCCCGATATACCGCACAAGAGGCCGCCCAGGTCAGTCAGATTGTTAAGGGCACCGCCCCATCGTTGCAGCAGCCGTTGCCTGGCATCTCGATGCAAAGCGTTGGCGCAGCCGCTCGGCGTGATCCGGTACGAATTGAGGCCACAATCGCCAGCCTCCCAGAGTCAGACCAGGCCGTGGCCCGTTCCATTCCTGTTGAGCGAATCAACCCCGTTGCGCTGGAAAACCACGCCCAGGCGGTCAACCTTCCCGTGCCCGTCCGGCTGACTGCTGGCCAGGCTACGGGTGACATTGTGGCCATGAGTAAAGAGTACAACCAGCGTGGCAAAAACCCAGAACTGGCATTGCGGTTCAAAGAGCAAAACGATGCCCTGGTTGGCAATATGGATGCGTTCCGCGACACCGTGGCGCCGGACATCTTCAGCACCGCTCCCGCAGACCTGGGCAAGATTGTCAAAGAGGGTTACAAAAACTTGGACAACGCCATAGAGGCTGACATCACCGCCAAATATAAACGGCTTAGAGATGCAGCCGGTGGCCAATTTCCAATTGACTCCAGAACCTTGTTGGCCAACGTAGAGAAAAAACTCAGCACAGAATTGTTGACCGACAACGCGCCATCGGCCCAGATGAAAAGCCTGACTCAGATGGCGGAAAACAACTCGATGACATTTGAGAACTATCTTGCTTTGCGCCGCAACCTTGGAAAAGTCATCGCATCGAGCAAAGACGGCAACGAGCGAAGTGCGGCTCGATTTATGCGGGACGAATTGGATGCGCTGCCACTCTCCCCTGGTGCCGCAGCCCTCAAACCTTTGGCTGATGAGGCCCGCGCCGCTGCCAAGGCCCGTTTTGACTTAATGAGACGAGACCAGGCATACGGCAGCATCATCGAAAAAGGCGTTCCAGACGAGTATGTGTTGCGAGACTTTCTTTTTGGTGCTGGTAAAGCCACCCAGGAAAACGTGCGTCAGATGGTGACAAACCTTGGGCCGCAAGAGCGCCAGGCGTTGTCTGCTGGTGTGTTGCAATATCTGCGCGACAAGTCTATCAACGCCGCGGGTGATTTCAGTCAGGCCGCATACATGAAGGCGTTCAAAGAACTTGAGCCAAAAATGGCCATCATCATGCCCGCCGAAACTGTCAACCAACTCCGCGTTCTTGGTGATGTTGCAACCCGCGTAAAGGCTCAACCTAGCGGTTCATTCTTCAACAAGAGCGGAACCTTGGTTGGCGCATTAGCCGAAAAGGGTGCGACCGCCGCGGAACAGACGTTAAACGTGTTGGTGCCTGGCGCCTCTATTGGTACGATGGCCAGACAGGCTAGAGCCGCTAGGGCAGAAGCAAAACAAACCCAACAGGCGTTGGAACCCTTGGCCGGAACGAAGGGCAAGAAAACTAAACTCAAAGACATCGGGAAATAATCATGGCCGTCAATCTCTCCCCAATCGGTAACGGTTTCCAGTTTTTTGATAGCAACGGACTGCCGCTCAACGCCGGTAAGATTTACACATACCAGGCTGGCTCTAGCACTCCGCTTGCAACCTATACGGACAGTGCCGGCCTGATTGCCAACACCAACCCAATTATCCTGGGCAGCGATGGCCGTCCCCCATCAGAAATTTGGCTGACCGAGGGTTACTTTTACAAATTCATCCTTAAAACATCTGCGGACGTCACAATCCAGACATACGACAATCTATATGGAATCATTGGTGTTGCGCCCACTCCGGCCACCCCGACCCCGTCTGGCGTGATTGTGTTGTGGTCTGGTTCTATCGGGTCTATCCCTGCGGGCTGGTATCTCTGTAACGGCTCGAACGGCACACCTGACCTTAGAAACAGGTTTATTGTTGGCGCGGGCTCTACCTATGCGGTGGATGCAACTGGTGGATCAGCGGATGCAATTGTTGTGTCGCACACGCATACTGCATCGTCCACATCTACCGTGACTGACCCTGGCCACAAACATACCACGGCAACGTCCAACATTAGCCCGAGTATTAACTACACTGGAACAGGTGGAGCGGTATACAACACCAATGGCGGAACCAACGATGCGTTTACTGGAATCACCGTTGCAACTTCAACAACGGTAAACTCCGCCGGAACATCAGGTACCAATGCCAACCTTCCCCCGTACTATGCCCTCTGCTACATTATGAAGGCGTAGTCATGGAGTGGCAGACAGTCATCAATATTGGGCTGGGTGGTGTTTTAGCGTTTGTTGGATGGTTCGCCCGTGAGATATGGGACTCGGTCAAAGAACTGCGCCGAGACCTCCATCAAATTGAGAAAGACCTTCCAGAAATCTACGTTCGCCGTGATGACCTTAGAGAAGTCAGGGCCGAGATGTCCGCACGGTTTGACAAGATAGAAAACCTGATTGGTTCGCTATATGATCGCCTCAACGAAAAGGCGGATAGATGAGCCATGTCAGACCCGTTTGTTGACGCACTCAAAGGTGGCATAAGCAAGGCCAGCGAACTCATTACAGTTGCCGATGACCTGGAGAAGGTCGCGCAACAAGTGGCTGACCTGGGCAAGAAGGAGCGCCTGGCGCGCAGTGCTTGGAGGCGTAAAAAGGCCACCGTCTATGGTGACTATGCTTACGTTGACGCGGTCGATGAGTGGAAGCGGGTCAAAGAGGCCGTAGACGCAAAGAACGAAGTCAAGCGGCACGTTATCGACAAATGGGGCACCCAAGCATGGAATGAGATTGAACTCATCGAGGCCCGACAAAAAGATGACCGAGCCAGACTTTTTACCGAAGATGGCCACGACCGCGAGGCTATGAACCGACTGAAATGGGGCTGCTTTGGTGCGGCCCTTTTAATTACGATGATTCTATGGGCCAACGGTGTCATCCATGAGATGGCCGTGGCCTTTTATGGAGAGTGAGAATGACAACAGAAGAACTTGAGGTTCGCGTATGGGCTTTTGTGGTGATGACCCTGGCCCTAATCCTGTTTGGGTCGGTGGCCATGATCCTGTATTCCGTGACGTTTGTAGACCAGACCGTGGGCGAGATTGCCGAGATTGACAAACAATACTTGTCGATCCTGAAGGACATCATGCTTTTGTGCATCGGCGCCATCGGTGGAATCGCCGGACGCAAGGGCGCCTACGCTGCGGCCAACCTGATGAAGGAGGACAAAGATGGACAAACTAATTAGCCTGGTCGCTAGTGCGGCCCCAGCGGTCGCAACTGCCCTCGGTGGGCCCCTGGCCGGTAAAGCGGTCTCTATGATTGCTGGTGCCCTGGGCGTTGAGGACAACGTAGACGCGGTGACCAAGGCCATCCAGGCCGACCCAAACCTGGCCTACAAACTGCGGGAACTGGACATTAAAGAACTAGAGGCCCACAACGCCAACACCGACTCGGCCCGCAAGATGAACGCGTCTATTCAGACCTCTGAACACGCCTCCAGTCTGGCCAAGAACGCCGCCTACATCATCGACTTTGCGATTGTTGGCGCAACCATCTTTATGACCTGGTTTTTGTTTTTCAAAGGCGTGCCAGAGGCAAACAAAGAACTGGCCTACATGGCCTTTGGCTCGCTGCTGACTTTGAGCGGAACCGTGGTGAACTTTCACCGTGGATCGAGTCAAGGGTCTAAGGACAAGGCCGAAGAAGTCAAAGCACTGAAAGGACGATAATGAACCTGACCGAACACTTCACCCTTGAGGAAATGACCCGCTCTGAGGCGGCTGCGCGCCACGGGTACGACAACACCCCCAACGAGGCGGAAATCGCCAACCTGACGCGTTTGTGCGAACTGCTGGAGCAAGTCAAAAAGACCCTGGGCGGCAAGCCCATCATGGTCAACTCAGGGTTCCGCAGCAAACAGGTCAACGACTCGGTGGGCTCTAAGGATTCAAGCCAGCACCGGACTGGCTGCGCGGCTGATATCCGCGTTCCAGGCATGACCCCGCGGGAGGTGGTGCAAGCCTGTATTGATGCCAATTTACCGTTTGATCAAATCATCCTGGAGTTTGACTCTTGGACGCATATTTCGGTGCCCAATGTTGACGGTGCAGACCCCCGCCGTTCCAAATTGATCATTGACCGGCAAGGGACGAGAGCGTATTCTTAAGGCGCTTCATGGTCTCCTTGCAGTGCTAAAGCCCCCAGGTCTATCCCCTTGGCCTGGGGGTTTTTTTATCAGTAAAGCGGGGCACAGGTGACGTCTACAACGATGTCCCTAGTCATCCCCCCAACCCTGCGTTTACCGTAGACCACAATCGCCCTGGTGCGGGCCGACTCGCAGTCTTTGATGGCGTTCACAACTTCCAGGCGGCTCATCGAGTAAACCTTGTCATTGGCCATTAGTTTTTGCTTTGGCATTTCTTCTTCTGGTGGCAACGGCTGATGGGCGCAACCCGCCAGGGTTAAAATAGAAACTATCAAAAGTGATTTGTTCATAGTCATTCCTTATAGGCTATATAAATGCCAATGGCGATGACCACCAGCATCCACAAGAAAAACTCCCCTACCGACTGGCCGTGGTTCACCATTCGGTCACCCTGATGATGATTCGCACTGGTTTTGCTTTCCCCTTCCAGTACGAACTGGCATCGATCCACAACTGCGCCTCCCGTTTGGATTTAAACGTCACCATTGGAAACGCCTTGTGGCCGTCCACCGGCCTGGGCTGACGCACCCAGACCTTTCGTGCGGTGGACTCCACGCCCCATCCTCTGAACGTCCGCAGCATCAAAAAGGCACGTCCTCGTCAAGGTCAGCGAACGGATCATCCTTGGTCGGCGCTGGCCGTGGGCGTTCCTCTTGCTCCGGTTTTGGCCCTGCAAACTCTAGTTCGTTGAGCCTGGCCCGCAGGGTGGTGCCCCCCGTGCCATCTTTGCGCTTGTATTCCTCCAGGTGCGGATCACCCAGGGTCACAAACAACTGCTGACCTTTAATCAGGTATGGGTGCAGTTTTTCCACACGGGCGCCCCACATGGTCGCGGAAACCCACTGGGTTGGAACCTTGCCATCGGCGCCCTTCTTGCCGTAGTTGAACGCCAGGGACAAGTCCATGACGGGGTCACCGCTTGGGGTGTATCGGATTTCGGGGTTATTGCCCAAACGGGCGAGTCCAATCAATTGCATTTCATTTCTCCAAATAAACGGCTTGTGTTGTGTAGAAGTCAAACAGTTTTTCCACCTCGGCCAGGAAGGTCTCGCAAGCGGCCTCAACCTCTGCAATTTCCTCTGCGGTTGGTGAGAACTTGCGGATGAAAAGATCACGGCCCTCGCCCATGCGCGGGTCATAGGCAACAAACCAAACGTCTTTTCCGGTGACTGCGGCCTGGAGGGTCATCTGGGCCTTATGCTCCGCAGGGACGGTTTGCTTTTCCACCCATTTCATAAACGTGCGGGTGGTGGGGCACTTGACCTCGATGGCGCAACCATCGGAGCAGAACCCGTCAGGGCTGGCCCCGCAAAACGGGATGCGCGGGTGATCCATAAACCCGACATCGGTCACGATAAGGCCGGTCACCGACTCAAACTTTTCTTTGGCCTCGGCCTCTTTTTCGATACCCCAGGCCATCTCTGGCGTGGTGTACTTGTTGACCATGGTGTTGGTGATGCGCTCGGCCACAATCTCATAGCGGAGGTTCTCGCGCTCGGTGGATTCTTTGCCGGATTTGAGGAAATTCATGGCTGCGTTGACGCGGCTGGCGGTTAACTTGCCCAGCCGGTCATTCCACCAGTTTCCATCTTGCTGGAACGGGTTGGGATCACGCATTTTGGACGCCCTCGGTGCGGAGTTTCTGGTCAAGTTTTAACTTCTCCCCGTGTTCGGCTGCAATTTCCCTGACCAACTCGCGTTCCTCCGGCAGCAGCGCCTTCCAGACCGTGGTCAGTAATTCGGGGCTTGTGGCGGCTTTGACCAGGCTCTCGACCTGATCCCTTGTCCGAACCTCGCGGGACGGTTTAGGGGCCGCTTTGGGGGCGTTGGTGGCCTTGTGGCCGTCATCGTCCTCCGGTGCTATTCCGCACGCCGCCTGGAGGGCGTAGCGCCTCGCGTAGGTCATTGCGGAGCCATAGCCCTGGGCGTCCTGTTTGGAGGCTGGAACGTGCAGTTTGCCGCCTGACAGGGTCTCGCCGGACTCATGGATGAACAGGGTCTCGATGATGATGCCGTCCGCACACTCATGGGATTGCTGCATCAGGGCGATGCCGTGGTTATTGAGAGAGTCAATAACGGCCTCGATGCAAGCCGCCAGGTCGGCGTAGCGGGACTTGAAGTGTGGGTTGGTTGAGGTTTTCAGGGCTGGCCCGAACTCTTTTTGCGCTTTGACGAGCGCGGCTGCGACTTTTTGCATGACTATTCCCTTAGAAAAAAACTGCTGCAAGTAAGAGCGCGACTACAAAAATTAGCCCAATGTGGCGCTCAAAAAAGGTGGGCTTATGAAAAAGGTTACGCTGGTATTTGTTCTGTTGCAAACGGTTCACAATCACTCCCCCTCTTGGACTAGCGTGTAACGTGCCCAGGTCATATCGCCCTGGCGCTCGGTGGTGGTGCGGATAATCCAGCCCTTTTGCTTGAGCCTGAAGATGATGTCAGCCAGGCGCGTGGCGTGGTACTTGGTGATTGCGTCCCAACTGGTGATGGAGCGCTTCTTGATGAGGTGCTGGCGAACCTTCTCGACTTTCGTTTGCTTGGTCATGCTTGATCCCCTTTGATCATTAGGTGGCGAGCAATTTCTTTGGCCTGGTCGCCGGTCAGGTGGAACGTGGAGTGTGCGGAGTAAGTGCCGATTGTCAGGAACACCGTGTCAGAGTCCTGGTGAACGTGAGCGTAAAGACCGGTCTCGGGGTCAAACCGTTTGTAGAACGATTCCTCTTGTTCTTGTTGGTCTAGTTCGGACTGGTGGTGCAGGGCTTGCGTGTCATCCATGTTATTCCCCTAGTTCGATGGACTTGTTGAGTGAAATGATTTGGCGGTCGAGGGACTGATACTGCGCCAACTGCTCGGCGGTCATATCGTCTTCTGGGATGGCGTGGAGCGCGGCCAACTCGGCCTCGGCGTTCTCCAGCGTGTTGATCAGGTCTTGTCGCATTTCTTCTCTCCGAGTGTGGGGGCCGAAGCCCCCGTTGACGTTACTGTTGGCGTGGATCGAGTTTGCGGATGACTTCAAAAATTTCCGTTTTGGCCAGGTTCATGCCGTTGTTGGCAAAGTCACCGTAGTCACCGAACTCCTGGATGTCACTCAACTGCCCTGCGGCGGCGTAGAGTTTGTCGATGAGCGACCAAGCCTCGTTGGCGGTCATGCTTACTGCGTTGGTTTTGGTTTCAGTCATTTCTTCTCTCCGGTTGGTTGATTGCAAGTACTACAATTTGAATTATCCAGGTTTGTAAACCGTTTGCAACTACTTTTTGGAGTTTTTTTGCATTTTTAGGGAAAACCCCTATCTTTTCAGGTGTTTGCGTTGCAAACCGTAATCGGTGCTATACTTGACCTCGTCATCGGTGTGGCAGCCGGTGGAACCAAAAACTAGGAACGCAAGCGCAAGCCCGTATAAGTCTAGGGCGTGTGTAGTTTTGTAACTGATGAGTTTCAAAAAACCTTGCGTTCCGAACTCATTGGCTCCAAATCTGCTCATGCCAAGAGCCACGCTCTAGTCTTATGCGGGCTTTTTTATTTCCGATGACCGGACTCCGCCCGATAGCAACGGGCCTGAATCGGCTGCGCGGAAGAAAAGACACCCAGCATTGCACCCCGTGTTTGGGTTCCAGCCTGTCAGCGAGGGACTGGAGTAGTCAAAGGGAAAGCGGTGGGACAAGACCTTTGATGAATGAATCGCTGCGTCATGCGTTGTCTGGGAGTGCTACATTCGCAACTCTGGGACGGAGGTGGTCGGCTACCACCCCTTGGGAAAGTATTGTCAAAAGAGAAAAGATGCAGAACAAAGTCAGACCCGAAACCAAAACAACCGCGCTGGTCGAAGGCGCAACCGGACAACGATACTGCTCCAACTGCCAACAATACCGCTCGGTCATGGGCGGCCAGTGGCGCTCCTTTAACGGCGGAATGAACCGCAGATGGAAGTGCGAAGCCTGTCTGCGCAAAACAAATCCCTAACTTGCAAACGGTTTAAATTGACCGTAAACTGCAAGGCATGGACATCAACCAAATCGAGGAACTGGCTCACGGCTGCGGGATGACTCGCACCTCCGGTGACCTCATCAAGCCCATGTGGGTCGCGTCATCTGGACAACTCAACCAGTTTGCCAGCGTGATCATTCACGACCTCAAACAAAACGCCTCGGAGTACATGATCCGGGCCATCAAGAAGGCGGTCGAGTACGAACGAGCCGAGTGCGCCAAACTCAGTGACTATGCAGGGAATAACGAACTATCGAAGCGGATACGCGAAAGGGGAAATGATGACTGACCAGGAAATTTTTGAACTAGCCGAGAAGCATGGCGATTGGGATGACTTTGGCCGGTGGACGTTTAGGGATAGCGACAAACTGCTGGGGTTTGCCGAGGAATTGCTAAGTCTTGAGACTAAGCCAGAAACCTCAATAGTAAGAGGTGATACATGAGCATCTCAGCAATGAAGCAAGCATTGGAGGCTTTGAAGTGGATAAACGATGAGCAGGCAATCATAAGTTATGAGGCAGTTACCGCACTACGCCAAGCCATCGCAGAGGCAGAGAAGCAAGAGCCTGTGGCGTGGCTGTATGACTTTTTGAACTCCGACAACCGCGATGAAGTCATGCTCAACTGGACAACTCAAGATTACGAGGACATCGAGCGGGGAAAGGGCTTCAACGTGCGTCCGCTTTACACCACCCCACCCGCAGCACAGCGCCAGTGGGTTGGTCTGACGGATGAGGAGATCATGGAAGTCGTTGATCAAATCACTACATATCGAGGCGAATACATGGTTTGCGTTGGGAATGCTATCGAAGCCAAACTAAAGGAGAAGAACACATGAACACAACCGACTTCTTTCTAATTTTTATTGTTCTTGTTGGCGTATGCGGAACGAGTTTTGCGTTTGGTTATCAGCATGGAGTCCGATGGACACTTGCCAAATTAAAGGAGATCAACGCGTGACTGAATTCGACACGTTCTGGAAGGCGTACCCCAAGAAAGTTGCAAAGGGTGACGCCCGCAAAGCCTGGAGCCAGACCGAGGCCATCCGGCCTGACTTCAACACGCTGCTCGCGGCCATCGAGGCCCAGGCCAAGAGCGACCAGTGGCGCAAGAATGACGGTCAATTCATCCCATACCCTGCGACCTGGCTGCGCCAAGAACGGTGGGACGATGAACTCAAGGTCACGTTGCCTGGCGTGGTCGATGGAAAAGAGTGGCATGAGACCTGGCCAGGAATCGTTGCCAAAGGCCGCGAACTGGGCATCCGTGAATCTGACTATGCTCACCCCCAGGAATTTAAGGCGGCGGTTCTACGGGGCGCTATGAAGGCCGCATGAACTGCGAATACTGCCTAACCCACCGTTATACGTTCGACCTGGGGTGCCCAGGGTGCAGACAGAGGCTAATTGACCATGAACCCTGCAAGATTCTCCGCAAAAATTATGCGGACGATATGGCGAAGAAGTACGGGACTGCTCCAGACATACGAACCGACCCCAACTGCGGGTGTGTGGGGCGCTGCGAACGTAGGGCTAATATCAAACCAAAAGATGAACAACAAACTGACCGCCCGCGAAAGACGGCACCTGGCCGCCGTTAAAGAGATGCCCTGCGGAGTGTGCGGAGCATCCGGCCCAAGCGATGCCCACCACATCGAGCAAGGTAAGCAATTCCTCTGTATACCGCTATGTAAGGACTGCCACCAGGGCGCCCACAACGGCATCCACGGTCAACGCCGAATCTGGAACGTAATGAAAAAAACTGAACTGAGCGTTTTGAATGACACAATCGACAAACTCACAAAATAAACTGGTGCTGCCCTGGCCCCCCAGGCCATTGTCCCCCAACGCCCGTGAGCATTGGGCCGTGGTGGCCAGCGCCAAAAAGAAATACCGGCTCAACTGCTATATGTTGGCCAAACAGACCAAACCCGTGTGGCCGGAAGAAGGACCAATCAGCCTGGACATCGAGTTTGTACCACCAAACAAGCGCGCCCATGACCTTGATAACTGTCTTGCGTCCATCAAGTCTGGCCTGGACGGTGTTGCGGAGGCGTGGGGCGTCAACGATAAGCGCTTTAGGCTCACAATCCATAAGGCTGATCGCGTTGGAGGCATGGTTAAAATTACCTGGGGGGCGGACGCCAAATGAATCAAGCAAGCAAGATTCGGTCAGCACACACACCCGCTCCCCGACAAACCGTTTATAATAACGGGATGAAAAGACGATCCAACCTAGCAAAAGACATCCTGACCGTTCTGGCCGAGGGGCCGCAGCCGTTGGGCATCATCGTTCCGCGCATCGGCGCCAAGCGCAATTCCATCAAGTCGGTTCTTTGGAAACTGCTGCGGGAAAACAAAATTCACATTTCGGGCACATCCGATGCGGTTTGCACTTTCGGCCCGAAGCGCGTGAATGTATATTGCTTATCATCACAACCCACAGAGTGACACCATGAAAGACTGCGAAGCGTTTTTGCTAGTTTTGCTGCACTCGGCCACTTGCGCCCACATCCAGCACTGGCAGACCAAAAACTATGCGGAACACAAAGCCCTCCAAAAGTATTACGAGGGCATCATTCCCCTGACCGATGACCTGGCGGAGTCCTACATGGGCAAGTATGGCCAGGTCGGCACGTTTGATGAGGAATACGAATTTGAAAAAAGCCCCAAGAAGTATTTCAAAGGGCTCCAACAGTTTGTCGAGGAATCCAGGGAACATCTGCCCCAAGACTCCGAACTTCAGAACACCGTGGACGCGATCATGGACTTGATCAACACCACGGTTTACAAACTCGAAAATCTGTCGTGACTTGCGGAACTTGTCAGTTTTACGTTGGGGACAACCGGATGGGCTATTGCCGCCGGTTCCCCGAACACGTTACAAAACAGGCTGGAATGTGGTGCGGGGAGTTTCGTTCGATTCCAATAGACGCCATAACCACCGTGATTTCTATTGCTAAAGGGGAAAAGCATGATCAGACCGTTGCGGGACAAGATAGTAGTGCGGCCAATCAACCGGATAAAGAGCCACGTTCTGGAAGTAGTGATGCAGGAACACCCGAACATCGGGGAAGTGATGGCAGTCGGCCCAGGCGAGGTAGACCGAAAAGGACGCCTGCACCCGAACCCGTGTGAGATTGGCCAGATTGTGCGTTACGGCACCAGCGGCGAATATCTGACGTTTCCAACAGTAGATGTTGACGGAACCGAGATGATTGTCTTATCGTGGAAGGACGTTGTTTTTGTCGAGGAAGGCCATGCCCAAGACCACGAATAAACCCATCCCTAAGACCACTGTCGGCAAGGGCAAGAACTACAAGCCGACCGAGCAGGGAGCGGGTATGACCGCAAAAGGAAGGGCTGAATACAATGCGAAAAATAATTCAAACCTTAAACCTCCGGCTCCAAACCCTAAAACTAAGGCTGACGCTGCTCGTAAAAAAAGTTTTTGCTCGCGCATGGCAGGGGTCAAAGGGCCAATGAAAGATGAACAAGGCCGTCCCACCCGTAAGGCTGCGGCCCTCAAGAACTGGAACTGCTGATGAAATCCTCTAAACCTGGCTTGTACGCAAATATTTGGGCAAAGAGGGAGCGCATTGAGCGCCAAAAAGAATCTGGAGCCAAAAAGGTAGAGCGTATGAGGGCACCAGGTACCAAAGGGGCACCGACTGCGGAGGCTTTCCGCCAAAGTGCCAAAACCGCAAAGAAAAAATAGGGGATTCACCATGCGTAAACTCATCATTGCCCTGGCCACCATGGCCGTTGCTGGCTCCGTGTATGCCGCTTGCACTACTCACACCATCATGTCCGGTGGTAAAATTGTGACTTGCACCACCTGTTGTTACGGTGGCTCTTGCAACACAACCTGTTTCTAGCCATGCTGAAGAAGTCCTCATCTAAAAAGGCGTTTGAGAAGAACGTCAAGACCGAAATCGCCGCAGGAAAGCCGCCCAAACAGGCGGTCGCTATTGCGTATTCAGTCAAGCGTGAGGCTTCAAAAAAGGCGAAGGCTAAGAAGTAATCATGCCGTTGCTGGCCGACATCTTCAGTGCGGGTAACACCGCCAAACGTAAGATGAAGGCGTTCGCCGCTGACCCTGGTGGCACGTTGGAACAGTTTGTAAACCAACTGAACTACCAGGCTGGCGAACACAACCGAGACCTCCAACTGTCTGCGGATGCATATGCCGCTCGGTTGGAGGGCCGAACACCTACTGCGGAACAGGCCGCAGCCGATGAGCGTATCCAAAACACCCTAGCGGAGGCTTATGCCGGCCCTATGGGAATGACCAAGTTTAAAGGCATTCCCCTTAATGAACTGCTCTATCCTGGCCGCGCAGCATCAAACCTAACGTCTGCGGAAAAGTCCGCCATCACCCGATTCGAGGGGGCTCTCAAAAACCCCGCGGTGCGCCGCCGAGAGGAAATGCGGATTGGTGGCCAAGACATCGTGACGCCGACACCTGGGCTGACGATGGTGCGAGAAATCCCCATCGATCCATCGAGCCTGGTTGGTAAACGCCTGGTGCCTGTAATGGGTGACTTATCCACAGTCGGCGGTGATGTCAGTCAAATTGCCGGCGTTCCCCTGTCGAGTATAGTGTCTCAGCAGGGCGGGCGCCTTTATCCAACTATCGAGCAAAACGTCCGCCAGGGCGTGGCCTGGGCCTCTGAGCCGGCTGCTGCGTCGAGCAAGACCGCCAACCTTGGCAAGTTTGCCCAAAAGGGTGAGGACGTTGTCGGGGTGTTCACGGGTATGTCTCCCCAGGGGATCGACTTCAGCCACCACATGGCCGAGGGCATGATCCGTCAACTGCCGGCCCTGCGGGTCAGCAAAGACGCCTACAAACAACTGAACGCCGACATTCGGAACACCTGGGTGAAAGACCCCAAGACCGGCCAAAAGCGTTATCCGTTTGCTAATTTTGCGGGCGTGGACTCGCCCAACATCGAGGAATTGATTAGCACTGGCAGTAAAGAGTTTGCGCCTGGCGCCCTGCGGACGGCCATCGTGCAGTCAATGAGCAAGGCTAAATTTAGGGATATGGGCTTCCCACGTTGGGAAGATACGGCACGGGTAATGTCAGAGCCTGGCCTGGTTCAGGGTGAGGCTGGCCGCACCATGTTTGCTGCCAAACCAACACTGGAAACCATGACGCCTGACTTTGCACACCGTTCATATTCTGCGGGCATCCCTGGCCAATACATGGGTGGAATCGCCAGTCCAACCGGTGGCACCACCGGCGTCCCCGTAGACTTGATGTTCCCCAAGACCATTGGCCGGATGCGCCAGATGGGCAAAAAAGACCCTCAAATTATGCGGTCGTTTCAGATGAGTCACCACGGCGAGGTGTTTGATCAGGAGGCTCTGGACAAACTGATGGCGTACTTAAACCAAGCGCCCGCTCAGTAAGAAAGTCCAACTCATCGCACAACTCTGCGATAACGTCCCGAACCACTTGCACCCGTTGCGAGTCATCCATCTCAAGATAAGCCTGGCCATTGCGAACGTATCCGCAACCAGTCTTAGGATTAAACCCACAGTAGAAAACAATCTTTTTGGCCATCTTAATTCCCCTTAGATTTACCGTTTACAGTCTACCATCTTCACAACGAACCGTAAACGAATTATCATTCCACCACTGGAACTTATAGATTGAGTCAATTTATATGGCCGCACCGATTGGAAATAGCAATGCCGTCAAAGGCAAGATGTTCTATGACAGGCTGAGAAAATGCCTGGTTCAAGAACCTCACCGACTTGAGAAAATCGTCAATCAACTGGTAACGCAAGCCGAACTGGGCGAAGCCTGGGCCGTCAAAGAAGTCATCGACCGCCTGGATGGAAAGGCCGTCCAAACAACCGAGATGCAGAACTCCGATGGAACCCCGCTTCTGTCTGGCATCCAGGTCATGTTTGTGAAGCCGACCGATGACTGAACTGCTAGAGCCCGAAGTCCAGCAAGCCATCCCGACTGCGGAATTCCCGCAGAAACTCGCTTGCCTGTTTCAGCCCAAGCGCTACAAGGTTCTCTACGGTGGCCGAGGCGGGGCCAAGTCCTGGGGCGTGGCCAGAGCACTTCTGATCCTGGGAGCCAAAAGCCCAACTCGCATACTCTGCGCCCGTGAATTCCAGGTCTCAATCAAAGACTCGGTTCACAAACTGTTGAGCGACCAGATTGACGCCATGGGCCTGGGCTCGTTCTACGAAATAACCCAGACCACCATCCGAGGCAAGAACGGCTCGGAATTCTTCTTTATTGGGCTGAAGAACAACATCACCAACGTCAAGTCCTTTGAGGGCGTGGACATCTGCTGGGTGGAGGAAGCCCAGACGGTTTCCAAAACATCGTGGAACGTGCTGATCCCGACCATCCGTAAAGACAACTCGGAAATCTGGATCACGTTCAACCCAGAACTGGAGACCGATGACACCTACCAGCGGTTTGTGGTCAGCCCACCGCCCAATGCCGTGGTGCAGAAAATCACCTGGCGCGACAATCCCTGGTTCCCGCAGACCCTACGCGAGGAAAAGGACGCGCTGCAAAACCGCGACCCTGAGGCGTACAACATGGTCTGGGAAGGCGTCTGCCGCCAGACTGTTGACGGTGCAGTGTTCGCTAAAGAACTGACTATGGCCGACATCAACGGCCAGATAACGCGGGTGCCTTACGATTCCAGCAAGCCAGTCCACGCGGTGTTCGACCTGGGCTGGGCGGACAATACGGCCATCTGGTTCGTGCAATTCATTGGGTTCGAGATTCGGCTGATCCGCTACCTGGAGGACAACCAGAAAACCATGTCCTACTACCTGGCCGAGATGCAGAAGTTTGGTTATGTGTTCGACACCATGTGGCTGCCCCATGACGCGGAGAACACAACCCTGGCTGCTGCGGGACGGTCAATTGCCGACATCGTGAGGGCTGCGGGTTACAAGGTACAAATCACGCCCAGGGTGCCCGTGGCCGACTCGATCAACGCGGCCAGGACTATCTTCTCGAAGTGTTATTTTGACCAAGAGAACTGCTACCAGGGGCTTCAGTGTTTGCGTCACTACCGGTATGATGTTGACCCAGATACGAAACAATTTAGTAAAACGCCTTTGCACGACATTTATTCACACGGTGCGGATGCGTTTCGCTATATTGGACTGGTGGTCAACGAGCCGAGAAGGCCAGCGCCCAAAAAGCCCGTTTACCAAACACCTGGAAATTGGATGGGGTAACAAATGGCAAAGACCAACATGGGGCCGGACGAGCGGATTCAGAAGGCCCAGGAATTTCTAAAGGCCGCAAACGATGCGGATTCCGAGAACCGCCAAGAGGCGCTTCAAGACCTTAAATTCTCATCTGGTGATCAGTGGCCAGTCGAGGTGCAGAACTCCCGCAACCTCGAAGCCCGTCCATGCCTGACAATCAACAAACTTGAGGGATTCATCCGCCAGGTCTGCAACCAGCAGCGCCAGGCGCGTCCCCGCATGAAAGCCCACTCGATGAACTCTGCGGCCAATGCAAAGGTCGCGGACATCATCACGGGCATCTTCAAACACATTGAGGTGAACTCCGATGCCGAAGCCGCCTACGACACCGCGTTCGAGTTTGCGGTTCGCATGGGTTGGGGCTATTGGCGAGTGGTCACGGACTACATTCGTGAGGATTCGTTCGACCAAGAGATTTACATTAAGCCCATCGACAACCCGTTTACTGTTTATTTTGACCCTAACTCTGTTTTGCCTGATGGTTCGGACGCTGAACGGTGCCTAGTCACCGAGGTGATTAGCAAGAAGAAATTCCGTGCCGAGTACCCTGGTGCGGACGATGGCGCTAACTTTAATGAGCGCGGCACCGGTGACTCTGACTCCGACTGGGTGATGAAAGATGACATCCGCGTGGCCGAGTATTTCTACGTTGAGCGCAAAAAAAGCAAACTTCTGCTGCTCTCTGACGGAACTCAGGTGTTTCAGGACGAGGCGCCCAGCGCTGACATTTTGGAAGCCGCGGGGATTACCGTGGTGGCCGAGCGCGAGACCATGCGAAAACAGGTTAAGTGGTGCAAATTGACCGGCCTCGAAGTGTTGGAAGAAAGCGTCTGGCCAGGCAAATATATCCCCATTGTCCCCGTCTACGGTCAACAACTGGTAGTTGACTCCAAGCGCACCAAGTATGGTCTGGTTCGCCAGGCCAAAGACCCGCAGCGTATGTATAACTACTGGCGGACGGCCCTGACTGAGTCCGTTGCCCTGGCTCCCAAGGCCAAGTGGCTGCTAGCCGAAGGTCAGGACGAGGGCCATGAGAACGAGTGGGCACAGGCCAACGTCAAGGCCACGCCGGTTCTGCGCTACAAACAGAAGGACATCGAGGGCCAACCGGCTCCCGTGCCCCAGCGCCTCCAGCCAGAACCTCCGCCGGCTGGCGTCATTGCTGCGTCTGAGAGCATCAACTCTGACTTGCAAACCGTGGTCGGCATTTATGACCCCAATATGTTTGCCCAGGGGAATCAGTCTGGTAAGGCCATCCGTGGCCAACAGATGCAGATTGACCTGACCAACTTCCATTTCTACGACAACCTGACCCGCTCCCTCAAACAGACGGGCCGAATCATCCTCGACCTGATCCCGAAGATTTACGACAAAGAGCGGGTCATGCGGATCATTGGTTACGACAACACGCCCGAGATGGTCACTATTAACCAGCGCGTGGTCGATGAGATGGGCGCCGAGAAGGTGCTAAATGACGTCACCGTGGGCGAGTATGACGTGTTCATGGATACCGGCCCAGGCTATCAGTCTAAGCGCCAGGAGGCCGTGGAGGCTATGGTGCCCCTGCTCCAGGCCAACCCCGCGCTATTCCAGGCTGCGGGTGACCTGGTGTTCCGCAACATGGACTTTCCAGGTGCGGACATCATTGCTGACCGCCTGGCCGCATCGAATCCCCTGGCCCAGATTGATGAGAAGTCCGAGATTCCGCCCCAGGTTCAGATGCAACTCATGGCCAGCCAGAAGCAAATCGCTGACCTCCAGGAGCAACTGGCTGCGCTGACCATGAACCTCCAGCATCAACTAGACGTCACGAAGATCAAAGAGGAAGGCCAGAACCGCCGCAAACTGATGGATGTCACCTCACGGGCTTACAACACCGACACCATCAACGAGGCCAAGGTCAACCAGCAAATCATGCGAACCGAGGCCGACCAGAACCGTGGCGAACTCGATGCCATCACCAAACTGCTGCTCAAGGGCATGGACATCCGCCAATTACAGGCCGAAATCGACCGCCGCGACATGGAGCAAGCCGACACGTTCCAATTCTCTGAGCAAGAGGTTAACCAGAGTGCGAACCCGTTCCTCCAGCAAGAGATGCAGATTGCGACCGCGGGCTTTGAGCCTGGCCCCAACATCGGACAAGAGGCCAACCAACTGGCCGCGATGAGGGCCATGCAAGAGCAACCGCAGCAGCCGATGATTCCTGGCGTACCGATGGGGCCAGCATAGTTGACACCTATCAATTAACGGTTTTTAATAGCATTACCTACCGATGGGTTCATCGGGTTTATTCTTGGAGTAATCCATGTCTGATGCAGCACAAGTAGTCGATACGACACCGCAACCCAAACAGGCTGCGAATGTTATTACGAGTGAGAATTTGGCCGAATTTACTGCCAAGAAATTGGGTTTAGCCCCTGAATCTGCTCCCGTTGAGGCCGCTAATGAGGCGGAGCCGATGGTTGAGCAACAGGCTGAGAGTGAACCCGAAGGCGAGAAAGAGGCTGCGACAGGTGAAAAGAAGCAAAACCCGAAACTTGAAAAGCGGTTTTCGGAACTGACCAAGCAACGCGAAGCGGCCCGCTTAGAAGCGGAACGTGAGCGCCAGGCGCGGTTGGAACTCGAAGAAAGGCTGGCAAGGCTGGAGCAACAAAACGCACCCCAACAGGCGCGTGACCCTGATCCAGAACCCGATCCCGCCCAATTTGAGGACGCCATCGAATATGCGAAGGCGTTGGCCGAGTGGACTGCCGACAAGAAATTGAGGGAGCGAGATCAGGCGGATATGGCCCGCAGGGCGCAAGAGGAACAGACGAGACTCCGGTCGGAGTTTCAGAAGCGCCTCGAAGCAACCAAGGCCGAGATGCCCGATTACGATGAAATGATTGCATCGAGTGACGTTTCAGTATCTCAGCCCGTGACTGATGCAATTATCGAAAGTGATGTCGGCCCAAAAATCATGTATTACCTGGCCGAGAATCCAGAATTCGCTCAGGAATTGGCCCAAAAGTCGATTCCAGCCCAACTCAGGGCCATAGGGCGGCTCGAAGCACAGTTTGAAAAGACTGCGCCCAAAGCCAAGCAACCGACACCTGTTGCGAAGAAGTCAAATGCACCGGCACCGATTACGCCGCTACGCACGACCGGAAGCGCCGCAGACGTTACCCTGGATGCCAACAGGCAATTCCATGGCACGTTTGCCCAGTGGAAGGCCGCACGCGCTGCGGGGAAAATCAGGTGACGAACACCCTAACTTATTTGGAGAATCAAAATGGCAAATAACTTGCTAACCATCTCCATGATCACCAACGAAGCGTTGATGGTCTTGGAAAACGAACTGACCTTTACTGGCCGCGTTGACCGTTCTTATGACGAGCAATTCGCCATTGTTGGCGCCAAGATTGGTAACACCGTGAACGTCCGCCGTCCTGGCCGTTTCATCGGTACGACCGGCCCTGCGCTGAACGTAGAGGACTTCAACGAAACCTCAACCCCCGTGACTCTGGACACTCAATTCCACGTTGACACCCAGTTTACGACTCAAGACCTGACCCTGAGCCTCGATATGTTCTCGGATCGCGTCTTGAAGCCCGCCATTGCCGCCATCGCTAACAAGATGGACTATGACGGCACCACCATGGCCGTCCTTGAGACTGCCAACACCGTTGGCTCCGCCGGTACGGTTCCCTCCGACATCGCTACGTTCCTGACCGCCCAGGCTTACCTGGATGGTGAAGGCGCTCCCCGCGATGGCAAGCGTTCTTGCGTTGTTGACCCCTTCACCGGTGCCAGCATTGTTGGTTCGCTCAAGGGACTGTTTAACCCCCAGGGCACCATCTCTCAGCAGTACGAGAAGGGTCTGATGGGTCGCGACACCATCGGCATGAACTGGTACATGGATCAGAACATCGTGACTCACACTTACGGTTCTTATTCCACGGCCACCATGTCCACCAACACGGCAACCTTTACCGGTTCGCTGACCACTGGCTGGGCTCAGACCTCCACCATCACCATCTCTGCGGCCACGGCCAATGCGGTGCTGAAGGCTGGTGACACCATCCAGATTGCTGGCGTATATGCAGTCAACCCCCAGAACCGTCAGATTTATGGCGGCGGCGTCCTCCGCAACTTTGTTGTGCAGTCTGCCGTTACCATCACTTCCGGCGGCTCGGCTTCCGTCACGGTTTCGCCCGCCATCATCACGGCTGGCCAATTCCAGAACGTAAGCGTTACGACCACCTCCAGCACTGCCGTTGTCACACCGTTCAACAAGACCGGTGCCGTCAGCCCGCAGAACCTGGTGTTCCATCGCAACGCGTTCACCGTGGCCACTGCCGACCTGGAACTGCCTGATGGCGTCCATTTCGCTGGCCGTGCAAGCGACAAAGATGTTGGCCTGTCGATTCGTGTGGTTCGTCAGTACACGATCAACAACGACTCCATCCCCACCCGTCTGGACGTTCTCTACGGTTGGGCGCCCCTGTACCCTGAACTGGCTTGCCGAGTGGCTGCCTAATTTGGAGGGGAGTGTTAAGCGGACATAAGAGGATGCGGGACGCCAGGGTTTTTTCCGCTTTCCACCTGGCCTAGTTGAACCGCCCAATCTGCTCCCCACTACAAACTTTCTGAAAGGAACTAATCATGGCAAACCCAGGCCCAGCCTCTAGCCAAACGACCAACTATTTATTCAACGGCGATTCCACCGATGGCATTCAAATCGCTGGCACCGCCGCTGACCTGTTGGCCTTCCACGGTGCAACCCCCGTTGCCCAAGCCGCTACGATTGCCGACATCGGCAACAGTGCGACCGGTACCGAAATCGCCACCGCAGTCAATGCCATCATTGCTGCGCTGGAAGCAAAAGGTCTCATCGCCTCTGCATAAGTAGTGATGAAACCTCGAAAAAGGGCTATCCTCACAAGGGATGGCCCTTTTTTATTTCCGCCAGAAATAGGATAATTGGATAACTAACTCCGAGGAAAATTATGGACTCCCTCAAGATTCTCAGCCCAACTTATGCGTTGTCGCTGACCACTTCCGCATCAAGCGCCCTCCAACTGGTTCCAAACACAACGACCCGCGCCTTCCGCGTTGCCCTGTTGAACACAGGCACCGGCACTGCGGCCATCACGTTTGGCACCACCGACTCGAACATGGCCACACCGGCCATTCCCTCGACCGGTACTGGTGGCGCGTTTGTATTGCCACCCTCGATGTTGGTTCCGCTGGTCATCGACTGCGGCGCTCCTAACGTCTACGTTAAGGCCATTTCTTCAGGTACAAACGTCCTGTATATGACGCTGGTGGCCACCGAATAAGGATTTGTCATGGCTAATGACACCGCAAAGACCGTAACGACTAACCTCATTACGGTTCAAGGCACGTTTGAACCGCTGCCGCCTTACGAGATTATTTCGTTCATTGGCCCAGGCGGAACGCCTTTTTACGCACCGGTCAACCCCAATCTTGACGGTGTCAACATCACCAACAGTACGATTAACAGTACTGTTATCGGCCAGACAACCCCCGCTGCGGCTGCGTTCACCACGGCCACGGCCACCACAGTCCCGTCAGGCAACTATGACCTGACCAACAAACTCTACGTTGACGCGGCTATCGCGGGTATTTCTTGGAAACAACCCGTCCTGGCGGCTACAACTGCCAACATCACCCTGTCTGGCGCTCAGACAATTGACACCGTTTCGGTGACTGCGGGTGACCGAGTCCTGGTTAAGAACCAGACCGATGGCGAGGAAAACGGCATTTACATTGTCGGAACGCCCTGGACGCGGTCTGAAGATGCCAACACCTGGGACGAACTGGTCTCCGCGATGGTGTTTGTGGAGGAAGGTTCACAGGCTGGCTCCGCCTGGTATTGCTACGTTCAGCAAGGCGGAACTCTCGGCACAACCGATGTCACTTGGTCAAACTTCAGCGTTGCGGGCACTTACTTTGCCGGAACTGGCCTGACTCTTGCGGCCAACACGTTCAGCATCACCAACACCGCCGTCACCGCAGCCTCTTATGGTTCTGGAAGCCAGGTCGCAACCTTTACGGTTAACGCCCAGGGTCAACTGACCGCCGCCGCAAACACAAACATTGCGATTGCCGGCAGCCAAATCACCTCTGGAACCATCGATTCCGCCCGTCTGAGCGGCTCTTATAGCGGCATCACAGGTGTGGGCACCCTGACCGATTTGACGGTCTCAAACACGATTACAGGCTCCATTTCGGGCAACGCCGCGACCGCAACAACCGCAACAACTGCAACAACCGCAACCAATTTGGGTGGCGGTGCGACCGGTTCGCTGCCCTATCAAAGCGGGTCTAACACGACTACGTTCCTCGCGGCTGGCACCAACGGCCAGGTTCTCACCCTTGCGGCTGGTGTTCCGTCCTGGGCAACCCCCGCGGCTGCTGGTGACGTTTCCGGACCCGCCTCATCGACCGACAACGCTCTGGCGCGTTTCGATGGCACGACCGGCAAGGTTATTCAGAACTCAGCCATCACCCTGTCTGACGCTGGTGCCCTGCAAAACATCACCGAACTGAACTTTGATGTCACCCCGACCGGCGTGGTGGGCGGTGCGGGTTCGGTGTCATGGAACGATGCCGACAACTGCCAAAGCCTGGAAGTGGTCATGGCTGGCGGCACCGTACTTCAGCAAATTGGCGAGGATCAGTATTACCGCGTCAAGGCATCAAGCGCCATCACCAAGGGCCAGGTGGTTATGTTCACCGGCACCCTGGGCGCCTCTGGTGGTCTGACTGCTGCACCGGCCACCGGTCTAACGGCTGCGACCGGCTCATACATTCTGGGCATTGCTGCCGAGGACATTACTCTGAACTCATGGGGCTATGTGTCCTCATTTGGCGAGGTTCGTGGGTTTGACACCACGGGTTCCGCATCGAGTGAAACCTGGGCAAACGGTGACGTCCTTTATTACAACCCAGCGGTTACGGGTGGTCTGTCTAAAAACGTACCGACCGCACCAAATGCCAAGGTTCAGGTCTGCGCGGTGGTTTATGCTGCCGCCAACGGAACCGTGTTTGTGCGGCCCACGTTTGAGCCACGCCTGAATGACCTGTCCAACGTCTATGCCATCAGCCCGTCAGACAACGACCTGATTGTTTGGGACAACGCGGAAGGCCGGTGGGAAAATAGGGCACCGTCCACCGTTACCGCAGGGCTTGCAACCAGCCTGGCCGGTGGCGCTACGGGCTCTCTGCCATACCAATCCGCATCCAACACCACGACATTCTTGGCCGCGGGTTCCGATGGCCAGGTGCTAAAACTAGCCTCTGGTGTTCCGACCTGGTCATCTGACACCTCCGGCGTCACGATTACCGATGACACCACGACCAATGCGACCCGTTACATCACGTTCTCCGAACTGACCACGGGCAACGAAACGACCCTGGACGTATCGTCTACCAAACTGCAATTCAACCCCTCCAACGGCCTCTTTAGCCTGGGCGGGACAAGTGCGATCAAGGTTCCGGTCGGAACGGAAGCCGAAAGACCAGGCACACCGGCTGCGGGTATGTTCCGGTTCAACGATGATACGGACGCTTTTGAGGGCTATGACGGCACGGCCTGGGGTGCGATTGGCGGCGGGTCGAACATCACATCTTATGGATTGTGGGAGAACGCTGCGACCATCAGTGCGAACTACTCGATCACGGCTGGTAACAATGCACTTTCAAGCGGCCCGATTTCTATTGATAGCGGGGTCACAGTATCGGTGCCCTCTGGCTCAGTCTGGACTATTGTTTGATGCACTACACATACGCTCATCTCACGCCAGCAGGGCAAGTCTTTTACATCGGTAAAGGTGTAAAGGATCGTGTATTTGCAAAATCTGATAGGTCTTTAAAGTGGAGAGCGGTGGTTGCGAAATTTCGTGGATATACCGCTCAAATTTTGGCTGACTGGAAAACTGAAGCAGAGGCATATAGGCATGAACAGTTTTTGATCCAATGCTTTAAAGACTTGGGCCATGAACTGGTGAATCAAACCTCTGGCGGAAAAGGTGCGCTTGATTACTGCCAAACCCAAGAACTTAGGGCGCATAGATCAAAACAAATGAAAGGGCTTACACACACAAAAATTACTTGCCCACATTGTGGTTTTGTGGGTGGGGCAACCAGCACCAAGCGCTGGCATTTTGACAACTGCTCTGGTCGGCGTCCGCAGTTTAAGTCACGCCCAACTGTAAACGGGGTTCGTGTATATCTTGGAAAATTTCACACCAAAGAGGAAGCCGATAAAGTGGCTGAAGAATATAAAGCAAAGGTGGTGATTTAAATGAGCGTAACGATTAACGGCACGACTGGGATCACGACCCCAGCCCTAACCTCAACTGACCAAGCAACGATTGACGGTCTGTCGGTGGGTCAGGGCGCGGGCAATGTGTCAACCAACACTGCGTTGGGCGCGAGTGCGCTTTCTTCTAATTCGACTGGAACAAGGAACACTGCGGTTGGTTCTACTGCTGGATCAGGAGTTACTGGCTCAAGAAATACAATTCTTGGAGACAACACATTAGCGACTTCTACGAGCGGGAATGACAATGTGGCGATTGGTGACTACACCATGCGGGCATATACAGGCTCTAGTTCCACCGCTGTTGGCGCACAAGCAATGGGCAATGGCACTTCAAATAGTGGTGACAATAATACTGCTATCGGTGCTGGCGCAATGAACGCTAATGCTAGTGGTGCTTCAAATACTGCCGTAGGGTCATCTGCGCTCACCTCCAACACCACCGCCTCGAACAACACGGCTGTAGGTTATCAGGCTGGGTATAGTTCAACCACTGCTACAAGAAACACGCTTATTGGGCAGATTGCAGGATATGCACTAACGACCGGCGGTGCGAATGTTGTGATTGGAGACAACGCATTAAAAACCGGAACAACGGCTGAAAACTGTGTTGCCGTAGGTACTTATGCTTTGAGTGCTGCAACCGGAATTTACAACACTGCGGTCGGTGCTGGTGCTGGTGACGCAATAACAACCGGCGCAAAAAATACTATCCTCGGTCGCTACAACGGCAACCAAGGTAGCCTCGACATCCGCACTGCAAATAACTGGATTGTGTTGTCTGATGGTGATGGGAATCCTCGGCTCTACTGGGATGGCACAAACAGCCGATGGAGAGCGCCTAGCGGTCAATTCCAGATTCAGTATGCCTATGACACAACCAGCGGTTCTGCTGCCAATGTGATCGTTGGTTCTGATGGGGCAATGTTCCGTTCAACATCTGCTCTTAAATACAAGCAAGACATTCGTGACCTTGAGAGTATCGACATTGGGTTGTTTAGACCTGTTCGCTACAAGTCAAAGAGCCAAGTAGACGATCCAACCAAAGACCATATCGGAATCATTGCAGACGAGGTGCATGACGCTGGCGTGACTGAACTGGTTACTTACGGCCCTGATGGTGAAGTCGAGGGTTTCCAATACGAGCGTTTGACTGTTGTGCTGCTTAAGGCAGTGCAAGACCTTAAAGAAAAAGTAGAAGCGCAAGCCGCTGAAATCGCAGCACTGAAAGGCCAATAATGGAACTGACACAAGAAGAAATTGCCCGCCACTACTCTGCGGCTATGGACTCGGTGAACCTGATCAACGCTGGCAAACCGGCTGACATGACTGATGAGGACTGGGCTGACTGCGTGGCCAGGAACAAAGAGCATCTGCGGATCATGCTTGCGAAAGACTTCTGGACTACTGAAGATTTGACCCCATTGCAGGAGGCAGCACAGTGAGCAAAATCACATTCGCCCCTAACGCATCTGGCACGGGTACGCTGACTGTTGCGGCCCCCAACACAAACTCAGACTACACGCTAACGCTGCCTACAAATACGGGCACTATTTTGACTACGGCGTCATCTGGTCTGGGCAAGGTGTTGCAAGTTCTATCTGCTACTGACCTAACAGAGCGAGCAACCACATCAACTACTTTTGTTACTGCGTCAAATACACTTTCGGTAACAATTACTCCAGCGTCTGCTTCTAGTAAATTTTTAATACTAGCTAATACGGTAGGGTACAAATCATCAGCCTCAACGTACGGTCAATTTACAATTTATAGAGATGCAACAAATCTTGCCAGCGGTTCTCAGGCTTTGAATCTTATTACAGGTCAAGGTTATGTAACTGTTGGTATGAATTTTCTTGACTCGCCAGCAACGACTTCTCCAATTACATATCAAGTTTATTTGAGATCAACAGACGGAAATAACGTGTATATAAATGCTTATACAGCTAGTTCTTCGGTTGGGTCTATTACTGTTCTTGAGATTGCGGGATAAACATGAAACTTAAAGACGCAATTATTTTTTTAAACCCCAACATTGTGAGCGTTGGTGGAGACATTGCTTATGATGCCGCTGGTAACGTGGTCGAGTACGACTTGGCTGCGGCGCAGGCCATGGTCCAAGCAAATGAATACAAAGAACAACGTCAACCAGAATACCCACCGATTGGCGACCAGCTCGATGCTTTGTTCCATGCTGGCGTGTTCCCACCCGAAATGGCTGCGTTAATCCAAGCCGTTAAAGACAAGTACCCGAAACCATGAGCACACTAAAAGTAGACGAAATCCTAGATTCATCTGGCGGCTCCAATGCGGTGCTATACGGCCCTGCGTCCCCCGCTGGCTCTATGGGGTTTAGGAACCGCATCATCAATGGTGACATGCGGATTGACCAGAGGAATGCTGGTGCGAGTGTTACGCCAGCAAGCGGAGCCGTGACTTACACGGTTGATCGTTGGAAGTTTTATGTAACGCAAGCATCAAAATTAACGGTTCAGCAAAATGCTGGTTCAGTAACTCCTCCGGCTGGCTTTACAAATTATCTCGGCACAACTTCATCATCTGCATATTCTGTTGGAAGCGGTGATTTATTTGTTCAATATCAGGCAATTGAAGGCTTTAACTGTGCAGATTTTGCTTGGGGTACTGCATCTGCAAAAACAATCACAATTTCGTTTTGGGTTCGTTCAAGTTTAACTGGAACGCATAGCGGCGCACTTCAAAACTCTGCAAACAACCGTTCCTACGCTTTTACATTTACAGTTAACTCTGCAAATACTTGGGAACAAAAAACAATCACGGTTGCTGGAGATCAGTCTGGTACTTGGCTTACCAACAACGGTATTGGATTGTCCATTTATTTTAATTTGGGTGCTGGCTCTACATATAGTACAACTGCTGGGTCGTGGCAAGCAGGTAACTTTACGGCGGTTACTGGTTCTGTCAGCGTAGTCGGAACCAACGGAGCCACCTTCTACATCACCGGCGTACAACTAGAAGTCGGCAGTGTGGCTACTGAGTTTGAGCGCAGACCTTATGGCACTGAGTTGGCGTTGTGTCAACGGTATTTTCAAAGCATTGGTGGAACTGTTCAATATACAAGGTTTGCGTGGGGTCAAGCATATTCTGGGTCTCGTGCACAAGTCATTACGCCATTAAAAGTTACCATGAGAACAAGTCCGTCACTTAATGTGGTTGGTTCAACTTATGCCCCAAACTCAACGGCATCAAATCTTGCGGTAACTGCTTATGCTATTGATTCAGCAGACCCAAACAATGTTGTAACTGATATTACCGTATCGTCTGGGTTCACCGCTGGATATGCAACTCAATGGATTTCTCTTAATAACACAACAACATTTGTTCAATATTCAGCGGAGTTATAACAATGTATAGAGAACAAAAAAACAGTAGGGATGAAATAACATCCGTTTTAAGGTCAGATGGTTGGTCTATTCCTTTTGACCCCGCCAACACAGACTATCAGGAATACTTGAAGTGGGTTTCCGAGGGTAACGAGCCTTTGCCAGCGGATGAGCCTAGCTGATGGATCCAGTAACCACAGCAGCCAGAGCAGCAATCTCTGGTATTAAAGAAGGCTTAGCTGTTGGTAAGGAACTTGAGGAACTTACTAAAGAGATAGGACAGCTAGGCAAGGCTGATCTGTCTGCAAGGCAAGCTTATAGGCGTAAACAGGCAGTAAGAAAACCTGATACTCACTTCTTTGAAGCTGTGGAAGAGTGGAAAAGATTCAGAGAGATTCACGATATGCGACAAGAAATGCTTGATGAAGTCAAAAGAAACTATGGTCAGAAGGCTGTAGATGACATTATCAGGATTGAAGCGCGCATGAAGCAGGACTGGGAAAGAATCTATAACGAGGACGGGCATGACAGAAAGCAATTATTCATGCTCAAGGTCTATTGCTTTGGGTTGGCAGCTATTATAGTAGCTATCCTTTATATCAACGGTATCATAAGGCAAATGTCGGAGGCACTGTAATGGACGTATCAGAAGGCACCAAGCACGCCCTGGACGGGGTTTCTGTAGTCACGGTAATAGGTACCCTAGCTGACGTGCTACCAGCCGTTGCAGCCCTGTTTACGATCGTCTGGACAGCTATCCGTATCTGGGAAACAGACACTGTTCAGGGCTGGTTAGGTAAGAAAACAGTTGACAAACAGTAAAAAGTGTGGTATAATATAGCATCTATAGAGACTATAAACCATGGCACGTACGATATCCGTAGCTAAAACCAAGACCACCACGGCAGAAGAGACTATCTTCACTGTGCCTACGAAGAACACTGGTCTATGGTCTTTGATGTACATTGTCAGTACTGCTGGTACTAATAGTCCTACTGTTACTTGGTATGATGCTTCAGAGAATGCTACTCATTATATCATTGGTGGTAAGAACCTAGGCGTAGGTGAGTTTGTTCTTCTGTCCGATGCTGTAGTAGCTATCGAGGCTGGGGATCAAATTAAGATATCTCAGTCTGGTACATCGTCTATTACTTACATTGCTACAATCGAGCTGTTTACTAATCAAGCTACTCAATTCCATGGAGGCTGATATGCCATTGAAGAAAGGCTCTTCTCAGAAAGTTATCTCTGAGAATATCAAGAAAGAGATGAAGTCAGGCAAGCCTCAGAAGCAGGCTATTGCCATTGCCTTGAGTGCTGCTGGTAAGTCGAAGCCTAAGAAAAAGAAGATGAAATGAAGCAAGGTCTCTACGCTAACATCCATGCCAAGCGTAAGCGTATTGCTGAAGGCTCTGGTGAGAAGATGAGGAAGGTTGGTAGCAAGGGTGCTCCGACTGCTAAGGCTTTCAAACAAGCTAAGAAGACTGCTAAGAAATGACTATGTGGATCGCGGTAGCTTTCTTCTGCGTTGGCGGTGACTGTGCATTCTGGAAAGCTGACGAGAACTATTACAGCCAAGAGAAGTGTGAAGCTAAAGTAAAAGATGTCTTGAAGGCTTTAGGTGACAGTGCTGTTGACGGTGTGTGTCTACCAGTTAAGGTAAATGCAATATGAAAAAGGATTCTAGACTTGAGCGTGCTGGCGTATCTGGTTATAACAAGCCTAAGCGTACTCCTAACCATCCAACTAAGTCACATGTTGTAGTGGCTAAGTCTGGTGACGAGGTCAAGACTATTCGCTTTGGGCAACAAGGTGTAACTGGGGACAAAGATCCTACTAAACGACAGAAGTCTTTTAAGGCTCGTCATGCTGCTAACATTGCTAAAGGTAAGATGTCTGCAGCTTACTGGGCTGATAAGGTGAAATGGTAATGAACTATTTAGATCTAGTCAATGAAGTCTTGGTGCGCTTGCGCGAGAACGAGGTCACTGCTGTTACTGACACTCCTTACTCCAAGCTTATTAGTAAGTTTGTTAACGATGCCAAGCGTCAGGTAGAGGATGCATACAACTGGAACGCTCTGTCAGAGACCCTAACTGTTACCACTGCTCCTGACTTGTTTAACTATGTCATGACTGGATCTGGTCAACGGTTTCGTGTCTTGGATGTTTTATGCCTAGAGAAGGATAACTTTCTAGAGTATGCTCCTACCAGGGCTATGGATGAGTGGTTCTTAAACCAGACTCCTCAGAAAGACTTCCCTACTTACTATAATTTTAACGGTGTAGACGCTAACGGTGATACTCAGGTTGACCTGTATCCTATTCCAGATGCTATCTACAATGTTAACTTTAACATCATCAAGCCTCAGGCTGCTCTGTCTGCTAACAGTGACAAGATTACTGTACCTTCAGAGCCAGTGATATTCCTGGCTTATGCCAAAGCTTTGGTTGAGCGCGGTGAAGATTCTGGCATGACCAGTGCTGAAGCTTACCAGTTGTACCAGACCTCATTGGCAGACCATATCGCTATTGAGAATAGTCGTTATCCTGACGAGAATCTCTGGACTCCATACTAATGGCTAAACCTCTAGCTACTGCTACGATTGCTGCTCCTGGCTTCTTGGGTTTAAATACTCAGGAGTCTAGTATTCAGTTGTCCTCTGGCTTTGCTCTAACTGCTCAGAATTGTGTGATTGATAGGTACGGTCGTATTGGTTCACGTAGGGGATGGGATGCTGTCAATGCTACTAACACGGATCTTGGAAGTAATAACATCGAGTTTCTGTTTGAGATGGCTGATCCTACTGACGGTAATAAGCTTATCTCTGGAGGCAACAATAAGCTATTTGTCGGTACTACTACACTAGTAACTAAGACTGTACGTAACACTACGAACTCTGGTGATGTCTCTTATACAATCTCTGGTAACGACTGGCAGGCAGCTTCTCTGCCGTTTGGTGACGGTGTTGATGCTGTTCCTCATGCTTACTTGGTTCAAGCAGGCCATGAAACACTGGTCTACCATGAGCTACCTGTTAGCGGTGGCGGTCCTCATGACCATGATAGCGGCACTTATGGTTTTCAGCGTCTCGGTGATGTAGGCTCTTTACCTCCTGGGTATGCTACTACTGACTTCAAACCTAATTGTGTACTAGCTGCTTATGGTCGTATCTGGATGGCAGACATTGTAGGTGACAAGCAGACGGTATACTTCAGCCAGCTTCTTAATGGCTCTGAGTTTGATGGCGGTGACTCAGGTTCTTTGTCCTTGAATGCAGTGTTTCCTAACACAGACCAGATCATTGGCATGGCTGCTCACAACGGCTTCCTGATCATCTTCGGACGTAATAACATTGCTATCTACGCTAACCCGATTGATGTCACTGAGCTCACGCTAGCTGACTTCATACCTAACGTGGGCTGCGTAGCTAGGGACTCTATCGTTAACACTGGTACGGATATCATCTTCTTGTCTGACTCTGGCGTACGTAGCCTGCAGCGCGTGGTGCAAGAGAAGTCTCTACCCTTCCGTGACCTGTCTAAGAACGTACGAGATGAGTTGGTAGCTAACGTAGCATCAGAGACCACCACCAAGATTCGTGCAGTGTATTACGATCGTGATGCATTCTACCTGCTTGCCTTGCCTGCTACTAAGTTTGTCTACTGCTTTGACCTCAGGGCTCCTCTGCAGGATGGCTCAGCCAGAGCTACTATCTGGACTGGTATCGAGCCTCACGCCTTTACTACCACTGTAGCTAAAGAGCTCTTGATTGGTAAAGCTGGTTATGTTGGTAAGTACTTTGGTCATGATGATAATGGTACTAGCTATCGCCTGCGTTACTTTACTAACTACTTTGACTTTGATCAACCAACTAGCATTAAGGTATTGAAGAAGGCTGGCTTTGTTGTTATTGGTGGTTCTAATCAGGCTATTGCTATTAAGTATGGCTTTGACTATACCGACAACTATCAATCTGTGACTACCAATCTAGAGTCAGCAACTGCATATGAATACGGTATTGCTGAGTATAACATTGCTGAATACTCTGGTGGTATTGTCCTTGATCGTTTCACTGCTAACTTAGGTGGGTCAGGTGCTGTGATGCAGATTGGCATTGAGTCAGATATTAATGGTAATCCTTTGTCAATTCAGAAGATTGACGTAGGTGTTAAACTAGGTAAGACTATTATCTAAGGATAAGATATGAGTAACTATACGAAAGCCACTAACTTTACCGCTAAGGATTCTCTTCCTAGTGGTGATAGTAATAAGCTAGTTAAAGGTACTGAGATTGATACGGAGCTTACTGCTGTAGCTTCTGCTATCTCATCTAAAGCAGATATCAATAGCCCAACCTTTACTGGTACTCCTTCGGCACCCACTGCAGCTGCTGGTACTAACACGACTCAGCTTGCTACCACTGCCTTTGCTACTGCTGCTGCCACTGCTGCATTCCCTAGTGGTGGTATTATCATGTGGTCTGGTAGCATTGCTTCTATCCCTAGTGGCTGGTACCTGTGTAATGGTTCTAATGGAACTCCAGACCTTCGTGATAAGTTTGTTGTAGGTGCTGGTTCTGCTTATGCTGTAGCCGCTACTGGTGGTAGTGCAAACGCAATTGCTGTAGCACACACGCACACATTCAGTGCATCAGCTACTACAGACAGTGCTTCACTTACTGGTTCGTTGCAGAAGATTTCTGAGACTTGGTACAACGGTGGTGTTGCCACTGGTGTCTTCTCTAAGGGTGGTAACTATACTGACAACGCCTCTCCTGCTTCTACTGATACTTCTAACGTGGGCAGTATTAACTTTGATGCGTCACACACTCACAGTGTATCAGTAAGCGGGACTACTGGGTCTACTGGTTCCTCTGGTACCAACGCTAACCTGCCTCCATACTACGCTCTTGCGTACATTATGAAAGCTTAATGGGTAAGCTGCCAGTAGTACAGCGTGCTGAGTACATAATGTATCTAGAGTACGCAAACGATTTGTTCTGGTTACACACTGATGTTTGGAAGTGGACCTCCGAAGTAAAGAAGGACTATGTACGAAACCTAGATAGACTGCAAGACTTACTTAATGTACCTATCTACGGACTAGTAGATAATGAGAAGTTAGGTAAGTTTGGTGAGACAATAGGTTTTACATTCTTGCAGTTTGTCAAAGGAAATGATGGAAATGTATACAAAGTATACTCAAGGAGTCTATAATGGGTAAGATCGTTGGTAACGTACTAGATGTCTTTACTGGTGCAGACCAGACTAGAGCTGCTGCAGATAGGGCTGCTGCTCAGCAGGCTGAAGCTGCTCGTCTAGCTGCTTATGCGTCTGCCTTCCGTCCTGTTGGGATGACCTCTAGGTTCGGCACGTCACAGTTCACCACTGAGACTGATCCAGTCACTGGTCTTCCACGAGTAACTGCTGGAGGCTACACCGTAGCTCCTGAGCTCAAGGCTCTGCAGGACAGGCTAATGGGCTTGACTGGTGGTGCTGTTACCACTGCAGAGCAGGCTCAGATGGCTGCTGCGCCTGTAGGGGCTGCTGCTCAGCAGGCTTTTAACCTTGGTACCCAATACCTGGGAGAGACTCCAGAGGCTGTCAGACAGCGTTATATGGCCCAGCAACAGGCACTCCTGGAGCCTACCCGCGCACGTGAAGAGCAGCGTCTTGCAAGCTCTGTATTCGGACGTGGCAGGGCTGGTCTTAATGTTGGTGACATCGGTCAGCCTGAGCTTCGTGCACTAGCAGAGGCTCGTAGGACTCAGGATCTACAGCTAGCTGCCCAGGCTGAGCAGGCTGCACAGCAGCAGATTGGCTTCGGAACTAGTTTGTATGGTACTGGTTCTAGTCTCCTTGGTCAACAGTATGCGATCCCTACTCAGGCACTTGCTCCTCTACAGTCTACCCTTGGTACTGTTCAGAGTATCGAGCAGCTTGGTCAAGATCCTTACAATCTTGGTCTGCAGCTTGGTGGTCTAGCTACTCAAGGCTCTGCTGCTGGTGGTCAGTTGCTTGGTGCTGGTATGTCTCAGGCTGCTAATACCCGTTACCAGGGTGTCCAGCAAGCTAACGCTGCTAATTCTGCATTCTTGCAAGCTGCCTTGTCTGCTGCTGCTGGTGGCTTTGGTGGTGGTGGCGGAGCTGCTGCTAGAACTCCTTTTGCTACTGATATGAGAACTTATATTAACCCATTCCAAGGAAGAGTATCAGTACCTTCTGGTATGAATTTCTCTGACTACGGTTTATTCTAAGGATTAGATATGGGACTTAGCGCACAACAGATATTAGGTAATGATCCTGAATACTTGCAGCGTCAGTTAGCTCAGCAAGAGATTCAGAAGTATCAGAACTTCCAGAACCCTCAGCTAGGATTAGCTGCTACGTCAGGTGCTATGCTTGGTCGTGGTATTGCTAACCTGTTCCAGGGACGTGGCTTCTTTGAGGTATCAGATCCTGCTTTGCGTAGGGTATCTGAAGTCAACAGCATTATCTCTCAGGGGCTGCAGGGTATTGATCCTACTGATCCCACTGCTTCTGCTAACGCTTACGCTAGCATTGCTCGTCAGCTAGCTGCTGCTGGTTATGCTCAGCCTGCTGCATTGGCTGCTGCTGAAGCTTCTAAGATGACTGCTACTCTGGAAGGTGGTAAGAAAGTTAGCTCTACCTATCAGCTCAAGGGTGGTGGTGCTTTGTACGAGAAGGCTGGTAGACTGTACAAGATGGATGATACTCCAGTTGCTTCTGGTGAGGTTGAGGTCATTACTAAACCAGATTCGTTAGCAGCTTTGCTAGCCGCTGGGGCTAAGAAAGACCAGCCCGCTGATGGCGATAAGAAAGCTGCTCCTAAAGGTGAGAAGAAACCTATCAGTGGCTTTGATCCTAATGCTGCCCCTACTCCTCCAGCTAACGCACCTGCTGCTTCTGATTCTGTCATTGCGCCTGCTACGTCTGCCGCTAGCTTTGCTCAAGGCGAGGCTGCATCAGAAGCTAATAAGAAGGCTCTTCGAAAAGCAGAGCGTGCAGCAATGGAACCTAAGCCCGTGGTTGAACCTCCTGCTCCTAAGGCTAAGGCAGCTGCTAAGTCTAAGGCAAAGTCCAATCTTCCTACCGATGAAGAAATTGAAGATGGCGAGAGTGGATGGGTTGTACGTAGTGACGTAGATGCTGCTGAGTATGAGGCCATCCTTCTAAAAGAGATTCAAGAGAAGAATGCTGGTAAACGAAAGACCTACTCGGATAAGTTAAGAAGCTTCTTTGAAAGGGCTTAACTGTGGCTGCTTTTAACGTAGTAGGAGCACAGAAAGAAGGCTACTCCAAGACTGAGATAGCAGACTACTTAGCTGGTAAGACTGGCTTTGATGTCGCTGGTGCCAGGGAAGAAGGATACACTGATGACGAAATCATTGGGTATCTTAATCGTCAGGGTATGTCTAAACTTGACTCCTTCATTGCTGGTGCTAAGGCTGAGATTCTATCTGAGGTTGACGGTGCTAAACAGCTCCTTGGTGGTGAGCTGTCTAACGAGCGTATCCTTGAAGAGAACCTAGCACGGCAGTCAGAGACTGAGAACTACTGGTCTACTTTGTCTGGTAGATTGCTTGGTGGTCTTGTCAACCCATCTACTCTGCTTCCTGGTAGTGCCTTCTTCAAAGGTTGGAAGGGTATGGCTGCTGCAGGTGGATTAGGCGGTGCCGTTTCTGGTGCTGTACGTCCTGAGTTTACTGAAGAGGATAGTAGACTACAATCCGCAGCTATCGGAGCTGGCCTAGGTACTGTCCTGGGTGGTGCCATCGGAGGGGTTGTACAACGCTTTGGAAGGGGTGCTGATGCCGCTGCTACAGTGCCCTCAGCCTCTGCTAGGGTGGAGCCTACTCAGACCGTTGTAGACCTTCCTGGTGGCGGTACAGTGGATATTCCAGGTGCGCCTGTGGTTGAGGCTGGTCCTAAGATTGAGATGCCTAAGGTGGGTGACATCAAGCTTGGTCCAGATAACATGGAGTATGAGTTCCTTGGCAGGCAGTGGGTCAATAAGCAGAATGGTAGGATTGCTACCAGGGAAGTATCTGCCCAGCTAAACCCAGTGATCCCTGTAGCTCAGACTTTGGACACCCAGGGCCAGGATGTAGTGCAGGCTGCTGTTAACCAGTTCGATGTTAATAACCTGCCCAAGCTTCCTAACTATCTCCGTGGTGCACAGCCTTCGTTCTTCACGTCTAAGCTTGAGTTTGAGACTGAAGTAGACAAGGCTCTGTACATTGTAGGTAATCCTACTACCAAGTCTAAGTCTCATGATGAATATGTAAAGTTCCTGAAGACTTCGCTAAACCTGTCTGATTCTCAGATTTCTAAACTGGGTGCTGAGGTACGTAAGGAAGTAATCGCAAGGGGTAAACAGGCACAGCTTGCAGCCTCTAAGGGTAAGAAACCAATCGATGTCATTCCCTTCCGTATGTCCAAGGCTCTTGATAGCGTAGTTAATCCTATCGAGAAACACCTTGACGAACAGACTAAAATAGTGTATAATTTTGGTAAGTCTTTGACTGACGATATGGTCCCTGGTGACAAGATTGCTCAGGCTAAAGCCGAAGGTGTGGCTGATATCTATAAGAGATTAGATCCTAATGCCTCTGACCTGGATATGTTAGCCACGATTAAAGATTATACGAAACTATTACAAGCATCAAAACAGCAACAAGGTAGAGCATTCAGAGCTCGTAGTCTGGAAGACATGCTGGTTAATAAGCATAAGAATACTGATACTCTGATTGACGCTGCCCTTGCAGGAGAGTTAGATGGCTGCTAAGAAACCAGTCTGTAACATAGGACTATTTAAGAAGTTTGCTCCTAAGAGTGTTCGTCCATTCACGGCGAACCAGCTTGCTCGTATCAGTCAGATGGATCCGAACAAGAAGTTCAAGTTGCTCGGTGTCTTGTCTCAAAACCTAGACGATGAATCATCCAAAGCTCTGAAGATGCTGGCTCAGGTTGGCAAGCAGAGGCTGCAGAGTGTTACTCGTATCGGTGTGTCGCTGGAAGATAAGGAAGCTGCAGCAGTGGCAGAGGCTAAGCGTCTATTGTCTGAGGTAGGTGCAGAGGACTATGAGGCTTACAGTCGAGTGGCTGATGACATCGCCAAGCAGTATCGCAAGGGTGACGTGCTGACTGACGCAGAGAGACAGATTGTATATCCTATCTTTGCTAAGCAGATGCAAGACCTGCCTATCCTGATGCAGCAGCTTGACGAAGCTCTCCTGGCTGGTGACGATAACATGGTAGCTTTCCTTGGATCACAGTTAACCAAGACCATGAGCTCTGCAGCAGCCATTGCTGGTGACAAGAATGCTGTATCTGTTGCTCTTAAATCGTTTGAGAACCTAAATCAGATGTTCAAGAACGGTGGTAAGATATCTAGTTTCATTGCAAATGGACCTTGCTAAATGATAAATTTCTCCGCACGTTGTATCCAGTGGCTGAAGTCAGTAGTTCGAGGTGTAGACGATACACTGAATAACCCATCTCTGAATAAGGAGGCGGCTGCTAAGGCTGTCTCTGAGGCTATGGTTGACTCTCTGAAGAACCCTGGCCTTCGTCAGCAGTTTGCCAGCATGGTTCGTAACAACTATTTGTCTGGTATCTCTACCATTGCTAAGAACATTATCGGTAACACCACTAGGTTTATCGAACTGCCATTAGCTCGTCTTGCTTCAGGTAGACCTGGAGAGGCTATGGATATTCTGAAGGGCTACAGCTACGCCTTCCAGAAAGTATTTCCTCGGTTCATGCGTGGTATCAGAGACCATACTGTAGAGATCGATGGGCAGACTAGGTCCAAGTATGACTTCTGGTTGCAGATGCCTGGACAAGATCCCAATGAATTGAACACTGCTACCAAGGCAGCTAACATGCTGCTTGCTTGGCCCTCGAAGCTGCAGCGTGGTGTTGACGATGCATACTCTACATTGTTCGAGCATGCCCAGCTAGAGGTAATGCTCAATCGTATTGGACGTGAGGCCTCTACTAACGAAGGTGTTAGGACTTTCTTAGCTAAACGTGGCACCACCCCAGGCAAGTTTATTGATGACGTGCGCGAGGCACTGAAACAATCCAGAGCTGATGATCGTCTATTCGATACCCTGAGGCAGGTAGCTCCTGACTGGGCTCAAGAGATTGATGACTTTGCACGTTATGGTACCTTCCGTAGTAAGCTAGGCGATAGCCTGATCGACAAAGGAACTAAGGCAGTGGCTCAAGCTGCTCGTGATATCCCTGAGCTGAGCCTTGTCCTACCATTTATTATCACTCCTACTAACATTGCTAAGTTTGGTGCTGGTTATATTCCAGGTATTGGTCTTGCTCGTTATCGTCAGGGTGTCAAGGATATTACCAATCTACAAGACGCTATCGGTAGCCTACGTAATAAGCTAGCTAATGCTAAGAGTCCTGCTGCTGCAGCCAAGCTTGAAGAGCGTATCATGAAGCTGGAAGGTGAGGTCAAGTTCAAGCAGGATCTGAATCGTGACTTCATTGGTCAGCAGATCCTTGGTACTGGGATGGTAGTCTGGGCCTACGGCATGGTGCAAGACAACAAGTTCACTGGTGGTATGCCTTCTGATCCAGCAGAAAGAGCTAAGTGGCAGGCCCAAGGCAAGCCCGAGTATTCGATGAAGATGAACGTCCCAGGCGTGGGTGAGAGGTGGATAAGCTACGCTGGTATCGAGCCCGTACAGACCGTTTTAGGCCTAGTGGCGGGGTCATTTGAGGCTGTCCAACAAGCAGCTCGTGAGGGCAAGGGAGTGGCTGGCATTGCTAAGAACATGGGTGACGTGGTCAGAGCAGCTTTCCTTGACAAGACCTTCACTCAGAGTTTAGCTGACATGATGCTGGCTATCCAGGATCCAGATCGAGTAGAATCTTTCCTAGTTGGTTTGACCAATGGCTTGACTCCTAACATCCTGAACACGATTGCTAGACTGGAAGATCCTCTGGTGCGTGAAGTTAGAGACCCAGACCTACGTGCATGGATTGTGAACAATCTGAAGTCTCGTATTCCTGTAATCCGTGAGACCCTTCCTGCATCTGTCAACGTGGTAGGCGAAGAGAGGAACCTGCCTATCTCTGGTCTGGTAACTGGTTTGCCTGTCTCTCCTGTAATCAACGATGCTACTCGTAGAGTACTAGATAATCCTGAGCTGCGGATCAGCCCTCCTAGCAGGGATCTGTATGGTTATAAACTACCAGCAGATAAGTATGTTGAGATGTCCAATAGGATGGGTGACGTTGCTAGACAAGTTGCTGAGAACTTAGGCAGCAACCCTGGCTTCCTGGCATTGCCTGATCGTATGCAGGCTAAAGTGTATATGGGAATAGTGTCTGAACTTCGTAGCAGAATACGTCTAATGTACATGCGTGAGGTGGTTACAGACCCTAATGCCTATCGAGCTATTGTTGCTAAAGAAATGTTAAAGCGTGGTATAAATCCGTTCACTGAAGGTTATTTTGTAGATTAAGGAGTAGTAGATGCTTAGCCTAATATCATCAGCAATTGGTTTCTTTGCCTCTGGCCTGCCTAAGATTCTAGAGTATTTCCAGGACAAGGCAGACAAGCAGCACGAGCTTAAGCTTGCACAGATGCAGACTGAGCGTGAGCTGCAGCTAGCCAAAGAAGGCTTTCTTGCCCAGGCTAAGATCGAAGAGATCCGCACTGACCAGATTGCTATGGAGACTGATGCTCAGCGTCAAGGTGCCGCACTGGACCATGACAAGGCTATCATGGCTCGTGCGTCTGAGTGGGTGGTTAACCTTAATGGTATGGTTCGTCCTGCTGTTACGTTCATCTTTGTTATTGAACTAGTCCTGATCAATATTGCATTGGTTAGCTGGTTCATGTTGTCTGGTGAAGTGCAGTCTGTCGATGACATGATCAAAGCTAGTGACGTGGTTTTCTCCGAAGATGAGATGGCCCTGCTAAGCGGAATCATTTCCTTCTGGTTTGGAAGTAGACAGTGGGGTAAGAAGTAGTGTGGGTATCTGACGAGTGCATCAAGATGATCAAGCACCACGAAGGTGTCAAAGCCACTGCTTACCGCTGTCCAGCCCGTCTGTGGACCATAGGTGTCGGACATGTTATTGATCCTAATCATGCACGAGTCCCTTTTGCAGACCGCCTTAACCTGGAACTACCTGCTGGCTGGAACAGGACCTTATCCCAGGACGAGATCAACGACATCCTAAGGAAGGACCTAGCTAGGTTTGAGATGGGTGTACACAGGCTTTGCCCTGGAGAGATGACTCAGGGTCAGTTCGATGCCCTGGTTAGCTTCAGCTTTAACGTAGGACTAGGAAGCTTGCAGAAGTCCAGCCTACGTATGAAGCATAATCGTGGTGACTACGAGGGAGCTGCAGAAGAGTTTCTGAAGTGGGCCAAGGCAGGCGGCAAGGTGCTCAAGGGCCTGCTCAAGCGCAGAGAAGACGAGAAGGCTCTCTACTCCAAGGAATAAAAAAAGCCCTCCGAAGAGGGCTGTAAAGGTACTGCTCTGGGATTACTCTTCTGTCGCTCGACTCAGTAGGATTCTAATAATAAACAAGTCGAAGACTAGGTAGCCTTTATCTAGTTCCTGGTATTCAAAACCAAGGGACACTCCACTGATCAATCCGATTTCAATTTCCATTCTGTTCTCCTTAAGCGGCCTTAGCCCAGCCCCAGTCACCTGACATACCGTCAGCGTTATAGTCAGTAACCACGCCTTCAAAGAAGTTCTTCAGGCTGTCACCATTCACGATCCAGTCCAGCCAAGGCAGGGGATTCTCCTTGACCTTCCAGTTGCCCTTCAGTCCTAGCTGAATCAATCTGCGATCAGCAATGTACCTAATGTACTGCTTCACCTCTGCAGCAGACAAGCCCTCGATCTCCTTCCTCTCCTTGTAGGCTAGGTCAATAACCTTGTCCTCGAGAGCTACCGCATCACGGAACATCTGGTAGATGCCAAGCTTGAACTCGTCAGTAACGATCCGTGGGTGCTCCTTCAGGAACTCATGGAACAGGCGAGTCATGCCTTCCACGTGCTTAGACTCATCACGGATACTCCACTCAACGATCTCGCACATGCCCTTCATCTTGCCTTGACGCTGGTAGTTGAGCAGCATGACAAAGGCTGAGAACAGGCTCATGCCCTCATTACAGGCTGACTGAGCCAGTGCCTTAGCTAGCCCTTGCTGGGTGTGCACGTCAGCAGACTGCATGAACTCGATCTTGTCTCTCATCTCCTCGTACTCCAGGAACGATGAGTACTCCTCTTCAGCCAGCCCTAGTGTGTCGTTGAGCAGAGCATAGGCACGCTGGTGAACGAACTCACGATTGACAAAGCTGGTCAGCATAGCCCTGATCTCGTTGTTCTTGAACTTGGGCAGGAACTGCTCGATGTAGTTGGTACCTACAGCTACGTCTGACTGGGTGAACAGTCGAAGGATAGAAGTGATGTGGTTCTTCTCTTCAGGCGTGATCGTTCCAATCTTCCATTGCGCTACGTCTTCGTTCAGCTTAGCTTCCCACTCACCCCAGTGAATCTTCTCGTGTTCGACTGCAGCCTCCACAGCCCAGGGGTACTGGAATGGTTTGTAAGTAATCGATGGTGCCAATACGCTCATAGTTTTCTCCTTATCCATGACAAGCAACGCACTCTTCTGCGTCCTTCAATGCATTCCTAACAACCTTCTGACTGATCTTATCTGCTGATACACCTGCGGTAGTACGAAGGTAATACAGGCCCTTCAAGCAGCGATTCCAGGCCCTGATGTGTACACTGTTGACGTGTCCTTTGTTGGCCCCAGCAGGGAAGAACAGGTTAACTGATTGTCCCTGGCAGATGTACTGTTGACGATCAGCAGCATGGTCCACCACCCAGGCTTGGTCAATCTCAAACGCAGTCTTGAACACAGCTTTCTCGTACTCGTCTAGGAAGTCTAGGTGCTGGATAGATCCCTCGTTCAGAATGATAGATTGCCACACGGCATCAGTATTTTGATCCTTCTCTTCTAGAAGTTTTTCCAGATACTTATTCTTGACCAGATGCGCTCCAGCCCTTGTACGATGGACGTACGCGTTCGACTTAATAGGTTCGATAGATGGTGAACAACCACTGATAATAGAGCTATTGGCATTAGGAGCGATAGCAAGCAGGTGAGCATTACGCACTCCAGAGCCTTCCAGATCAAAGGGCTCACCACGTTCTTCGGCAAGAAGTTCAGTCTCAATTACAGCCTCCGTCTTGATATGTTTGAAGATATATATATTACGACTGATAGCCATAGGAGATTCCCAGGCAATGTTGTGCTTCTGGAGATAGCTATGGAATCCCATTGCACCAAGGCCTAGGCTGCGCTCAGCAGATGCACTGAACTTAGCACGCTCGAGCTCACTGGGAGCATGGTCAATGAAGAACTGCAGCACGTTATCGAGGAAGCGGATAAGGTCACGGATCATCGTGGTGTCTTTCCAATCATCGAAGTACTCCAGGTTCACGCTAGACAGGCAGCAGACAGCAGTGCGCTCATCATCAGTCACTAGGTGGATCTCATTACACAGGTTTGATCCTTTGATCGTCAGCCCTTTCCTCTTCTGGAAGGGATTCATATCACGATTAGCAGCATCGATGAAGTTAAGGTAAGGCTCGCCAGTGCGGAAGCGAGTCTCGAGGATACGCTGCCATAGCTCACGAGCTGGGATTGTGTCCCGTACAGTCTTGTCATTAGGATCGATCAGCTCCCAGACCTTATCTTCAATAACCGCTCGCATAAACGAGTCACTAATGTTGATCGCATTATGTAGGTTAAGACATTTACGATTAGGATCCCCGCCAGTAGGTACACGGATATTAAGAAACTCAATGATGTCAGGGTGACTAACATCCAGGTATGCTGCATACGAACCCTTTCGTGTCTTGCCCTGGCGATAGGCAGTCATGTCTGCATCGACTGTCTTCAGGAAAGGAATAGGACTAGGAGCAATATCGCTAGTACTCCTAATATCAGACCAGTGACCGCCAACTCCGCCTCCCAGTACTGATAGCCAACGGAGCTCAGCAGTGTGACTAATGAGGCCAGTAAGAGTATCAGGAACGTACGCGAGAAAGCAAGATATCGGTAGACCCTTAGGCTTTTCTCCAGGCAGAGGCGCATTGCTGAGCACAGGGCTTGCATACATGAACCAACCTTTAGAAGCATACTCGTAGATACGCTGCGCCAGCTCCATGTCTCCGTAGCTGTAGGCAACGGCTGCTCGAGCGAAGGCTTGGTCTGGGCTGTCCTCGTGCTTTCGCATGTAGTAGTCTTTGAGTAGCTTGCTTGCTTGATCGGTGTATTCATATTGTTGTTGTCTTAGTTTGATTCCCAGATATTCCATTCAATCTTCCCAGTCTATTAGTTTTTCTAACCTATCCGCTTGTTCTTCTATGATATCAGAGAACCGATCTACTATGTCCTCGGAACTAATGTTTAACTCTTCTATCAAGGTGAACTCGTCTAGCCGCTTTAACCTCTCCTGTATTTCAGGTATCGTCAATGCCATAGAGGAACCTATTATTATATCAGAAATTGGTTTGCTTGTCAAGCTGGTCTACGACAAGTTGGGCATAGCCAGCAATATCTACCCATGAATCCTTATAGTTAGAATCACCATTTAAGATTCTAGCTAACTTGTTGCAGATAAGATCAAGACTTTCTTTCTGAGTCCAGTGCAGCTTCATCTCTCGCCAGTTGTAGGAGTCACGCATTGTCTCCTTCAGCTTCTGAGATGTCCATGCTACGTTGTTGTACTTACCATACCTATCACCACGCTCTTTAAGAATCTGCTTTACTTCCATATCGCTTCTCCAAGTATTTTAAACTGACTGGCATCTCATCGAACTGACCATCCTCTACCTCATGCAGCATCCAGATACCACGCCAGTAGTTGTTACCCTGGTGGCCTAGATAGTCCTCGTCATGTAGGTAGCAGCAGCCTGAGAAGAGCCCTGTAATCTGCTTGCCATCTGCTCTGTTGGCGTAGGCAATCTGCCTGCCTTGCACGTGGCCCATGACAGCAGACATGTGACGCTTGGTCAGCAGAGCTGCAGCACTAGCCACTGGCCTGCCCATCACCCCCGAAGTAAAGAAATGACAATAAACCACACCGTCAATAATAACAGGATTAAGGTAATCAAAGACCGTCCAACCAGCCTCTTCGTATCCAAGATCTCCCAGGCCAATTGTTCCATCCAGCTTTGAATCATTTTCAATTGCTCGGTTGATTCTGTCTTCGTGGTTTCCGAGGGTGAGGACCATGTGTGGTTTGTATTGCTTCTCTTTGTTTCTTCGTTGTCGCTCATTGTACTTCCTCATAGGATCAAGCAGCAGGTTCATTGCATACTTGGTTACTTCAATATCAGTCTTGTATCGTCTGCCTTCGAAGCTCTTCTTACCTACGTCATAAGAAGAAAGACTAGGCATATCAGCGAAGTCTCCAATGTTGATGATAACATCTGGCTTCTTGTCAACAATATATTGACCAACCCAGGAAAGATACGAGAGATCGACTCCATCTTTAACCTGACAATCAGGAATTACTAAATGTGTTCGTGTCATTATCTTTCACCATATCCTTTACGTTATAGCCATAGGCTGCGCTGAGGAAGTCAAGGAACTCATCATGGATTTCACCCCATGTCGTACAATCACTGACCACTAGCTTCTTCGTGAGCTCGTTAGCTTTAAAATTCTCAGGCCACTTCTGCCCACGGAAGGTAAACTCAAACTCCATTGTGTATTCTTTAGGATTATCTACTTCGTAGGGGACTCCACTGACTCGCATGTTACAACTCCTTTTAATAGTTTGAAGAAGTACTCGGCATCAATTACTACCAAGGGGCATCTTCGATTCTGTTTAATAACAACGACTGGCTCTCTCGCTGCTGGTGTGTTTTCTCTCGCTTGGTCATAGAAGCCGTAAACGGCAATTCGATCCCTGCTTTTGCATTCGATAGAAATTCGTAGTCGCTCGGACGCAGCTTTGGAAAAGAGGATGTCTTCCCCTTGCGCGCCCATGCTGATTGATCTGACATCTTCGTCACTAAGATTGAACTCCTTGATGATCAGGTCCCTGGTCCATTGCTGAAGCAGTCTTCCTTTTTGTTTTGCGCTGCTTGGTTTCAAGATTGATTGCCTTTCGTTTAGTGATCCAGGCTTTGGGGATATGCATCCGTGCATTGCTCATCGTGATAGACCATGTCGCTGCTATGCATATAGCGTCCTTCGTCTCGTCCACAATAAACCCTACAGTGTGGCAATGATGCAGCTCTGCCTTGCAGTTTGCTTCCCATCCTAGATCAGCTACTGCGTCTACCCATTCGAGGTAGACAAGCTTGGGGGTTGCCACATCTCGTTTTCCTTTCGTCTTATCCATAGTAGCTGTGCCATCTCCGTCATTCGTTCAATGTCATTGTCATACGCCTCGAGTACTGCCTTAAACATCTCGCTCTCTGTAAGAGCATCACCAAGGATCTTATCAGCTTTCTTAGGTCCAATGCCTTTAAGACCAGGAATGTTATCTACTCGATCACCTGTGAGTACCTGCTTGTAGAATGTGCGTAGTGTGTCACCCTCGTCAACAAAGTACTTGTCATCCTTGTTGAAATTATAATGCCAACCACGAATCATGTCAAGGTCTTTGTCAATGCTATAGATCATGTAATCCTCAATGTCCATTGTATAGGCTTTAATCCCTATAGCATCGTCAGCTTCTTGACCTTCCACCAGCTCGAATCCCCACGCACTGACAAGGTATTCCCGAAGGAGCTCGTAGTGCTCAGGCTTAGCAGCAGTCCTGTTGCCCTTGTAAGGGGCTTCCTTGGCTATCTCAAAACGATAGTTACCTGAACCTGTAATGTAGCCCTGGTAGTCTCCTATCTCAGGCATCATGATCAGGTCCTCAACGAACGAGGCCATCCTAGATATGGCAATACCTTTGCTCTCACCCTCAGAAGCGAATCCAATTCGATACACAAAGATATCACCATCTAGAATAGCAAGCATTACTTGGCCTTGAACTTGTCGAGGAAGTCAGCCATCTGACGAAGTGCAGTCGCTGCTACCTTGGTAGTGTTAAAGGTATCATCGTTCAGCATGACACTGCCATCAGGGTAGACAGAGAACTGGAAAGTGTCAGGCCAGATGTTACCACCATCAGGTACCTCGACTTCGTACACTGCACGATTCTGTTTGACAGATGCTGATACCACAGGCTTTTTAGTTTTGACAGTCATGATAGCTCCTTATAGTGCGTCATCGGTTGATTCACTCTCACCACCCTCGTAAGCTACGAGATCAGTGACAATGAGTTTATTAATACCTACTGCTACGCCAGACTTACCACTGGCTTTATAGGCGTAAGGCTTGACCAACGCAACACCACGAGAGCCATTACCTACCTTAGCAGTGATCGTGTTACCTTCTTTCGTCACTGCAGGGATAGGATAGTTCTTCGACTTCGCTGTTACGAAGAAACCTTTGCCTTCTTTGTTGCGAACATTCACACCAATATCCTCCAGGGCACGGATGGCCTTGTCAGACAGGTTGCAGAGATCCACTTGATACTTACCAGACATCTGGTTAGGTGTATCAAGGAAAGCCCACATGATGTCAGCTTCAATCTTAAGAGGTTTCAATTCCATATTTGTTCTCCTGAACAAGTTAAGTTAAGATAATATTATACCACACTATTGTAGGGTTTGCAATCCCTCTGGAGCCCCACTCTCCAGGGAGTTATGAAGCATGTCATAGACCATGCCCACTAGCTCCAATGCTTCATCAAGCTCAACAGATGACTTGGCATTCACCTCGTTATCCTTGGTCCCGATGATTACAAATCCATCCTGCTGTACTAGCCAGTCGATCATGTCTGTCCATACCTTCATCTGATCTGGTGTCAAGCTCAATGCGTATCTCCCCATGTATAACCTATGTTTGCTTCCCCGTCAAGAGGACAATTCAATTTAAACTTCTCACCAGCTTGACGAATACTCTGAATGCCCATTGCTGCTACCATCTCTGCGTCCTCCTCAACCACCTCGATCTGCCACTCGTCATGCACGTTAGCTACGAAGTGTGCTCTGAGTTTCATGGCCTTGATCTTACGATCCAGGAGCACGAGAGCCTTCTTCATTACAATCGCACCAGCCCCCTGTAGGAGTGTGTTGAGTGCAGCGTGTGCGGAACGTATTTGCAGGTGCCTACCATCGAGACCTGTAAGCCAGCCCTTCTCAGCATGCCTCGACACTTTTGCTCTAAGTGCTTCGAGCGCGGGAGTGTTATCAAGAAAAGCCTTGATGAGTTGCCTGCCTTCTTTCTCCCCACCACCAACAACTGTTCCGATCTTCGCTGGGCCTGCTCCGTAGAGAAATGCGTAAATGAAAGTCTTCGCTTGATCCCTTGTCTTAAGTCCTGCGGCAACTTGGTTCTTGGTATGAATGTCAGTACCGTCTTCTTTCCTACCATCAACCACTGCTTTTGCATAATCATCATCCTTCATGTAGTGTGCCAGCATACGAAGCTCCAGCCCTGAAGCGTCAATGCCAACCAGTTTATAGCCCTCTGGTACGATCCAACAGTCTCTGCAGTCCTTACCCCATGGAGATCCAGAGGAAGGCACCTGAGCCATATTAGGGCTGTTGTGTGTCATTCGTCCAGTGACTGCTCCATTGGTGAACACCTTACCGTGAACACGCCCATCTTGCTGAACACAATCAAGCCAGGAGCTAACCTGAGATACCCTCTTCTGAATGAGTAGGTATTCTGCGATAAGCTTAGCCTCTGGAATATCAACTCCTGCAAGGACTGTTTCATCTACGATCACCTGTCCCTTATCTGTAAACTTAGTAGGCTTCCACCCAAGGGAGATTAGCCTCTTAGCAATCTGTTGACGAGAGCCTGGGTTGAAGGACTCCACATCATCCTTGAGTCGCTTTCCTGTTTTGTCCGAATAACGCTCAGTGACAATAGGCGGAAAGACAGCTTGGAGATTCTCCTCGATCTCAGATAGCCTCGTCTTCCATTCGGTAATGAGACACATAGCTCTGGTTCTATCCAGCAGGAATCCATGCTGTTCTTGATCTCTGATAATACTCGCAACTTCGTGTTCGAGCTCAACTGATTCTCCCCAATCTTGTAGGTCCCTGCTTAGTTTCTGATACAGCATGTCAGTAACATGCACGTCCTGGATACAGTAGTCAATCATCTCCTGCGTCAGGCCACCATCGAAGTCAGTGAAGTCTTCCTTATGGTTGCTGAGTCTCTTTCCCCATGCGCTTAGGCTGTGTCCTCCCTCGATCTGCGGATCCAGTAGTCTCGACATCACCAATGTATCTGCTACTGGGTTCGAGTGAGTCTTCAAGTTCCACAGCCGATTCAAGATCGGTAAGTCGAACGAAATGAGATTGTGTCCAACGAGTTTGTCGCTTGGTCTTAGATACTCGCTCAACTTTTTTGGTTCCGTCCATACGTTTACTTCCTTAGCTCCAATGTCTTTGGTAACACAGCACCAGATGGTGTCATGCTTTGTGTTTGTCTCGATGTCAAGGATGATAGTTCTATAGCTCATCAGTAAAGGTCTCAGTCATTCGTCCAGTAGTCTTATCATAATACAACGAACATGCTGGTCCTGTCAAGCCACTGAATCGATTCTTAAGCACACGAACCCTGGTGGTGTGGCGTTCTTGCAAATCCTCAGCCTGACCATTACGCTCCAGGCCAATGACCAGATCAGACAACTGCCCAATAGACCCTGACCCACGTAGCTGCGACAAGCTGGTAGCTGCACCCTCCTCGTGGCCCTTGGTATCAGGACGCTTGAGGTGGGACACTGCGAACAGGCACACACCAGTCTCTGCTACGATCATGCGAAGCTTGGTCATGATCTCATCCAACGCCTTACGCTCGTCACCATTCTCTTGGCTGGACACCACAATCGAGACGTGATCCAAGAAGATGAACTTGCAGTTAAGTGCCTTAGCCATGAAGCGAACCCGACTAATAATATTATCAACGCCAGTGCTGCCAAAGTGGTCAAACAGATAAAGCCTATCAGTCCCAAGAGTATCATCAAAGGCCAGTCGAAGATCGTCATCTGATACCTCAGCATCTGGTAGGTGGAGTGGCTTGTTAATAGATAGCGACATCAAGCTGCGCGCAGTCTTCTTAACAGACTCTTCAAGAAACATCAGGCCAATGTTAGCGTCACTGTTCTTGAGCACATGGTACACAATCTCTCGAAGGAACTGACTCTTGCCCAGCCCTGAGCCTGCAGTCACAGTGATTAGCTCACCAGTACGAATGCCATAGGTCAGGTCATTCATACCATTGAATGGGTACATCACCTCAGCCTTCTCTACTGGCTGGTTGACTAGCTCCCACAGTGTGGACCCAGGCAGGATACCATCAGGCACATACTGCTCAGCCTTCCACCACTGGTCTACGAATCCTTTTGATTCTTGTGCGGAGAGATAGTCACACGCATCTTTGAAGGTTTGACTGTGCTTAAATACTCGTGCCTTGGTTCCAAACAACTCAGCCACCTGAGCAGCAGCAGATCTACCTCGTTCGTCAGAGTCAAAGCAAATGACCACATTCTCAAATGAGTCGAGCCACTCATAATTCGCCTTGCAATCAGCGAGAGCAGAGCCCGCTCCATTCCTAATAGAAACCACAGGATATCTACTACCCAACATCTGATACGCTGCGAGAGCATCGAACTCGCCTTCCACAATCGTGACATACTTCCCTCCCTTGGTGAACAACTGCTGACCAAACAGCTTGGCATCCTTCCACGTACCCTCGATGCTGAACTGCTTCTGTTCTGTCCCTCTTTTCTTGTACGCTACGAGCTCATCTGGCCCATTGTAGTAAGGGAAATAGTAGTGATTGTTATGGGAACCTACACCATAGTCCAGGCAGGTATCCCTGGTGATGCCCCTGGAAGGCACGGAATGGTACTCCAGAGACGCTGGTTGTACCAAGGTAAGGGTGTGCATAGTCATCCTCTGTTTGAGGCCCTCAGAGAGCCGTTTATCGCCTTTGCCAATTGTGTTCTGCTCCTCAGGGTTAACCCTAGACTTACCACATGAGTAGCATTTAGTGCCCCACTCGTAGACAGCCAGTGCGTCAGACGATCCACAATCAGGACAAGGTTGATGTGACTTCAGTTGCTCAGCCATTTATATTCCTAGAAAGGTATATCATCAAGGTTAATTTTAGATTTGTACTTGGTATCAAACTTCTGACGCTGGTTGAAAAGATCAGACAAGTCAGCAAACACTTTGTCTTGACCAACAATCTCCATGTAGTCAACCACATCATTCAGACAAAACCAATAACGTCCTTCCTCGTAGGCTTGCTGCTCATAGTCTTCCACTTCATAGTTCCTTTCTTAATAGTAATTATAATTATAATATAAAGAATACTTAGTAAACTTCATAGTATCTATATAGAGATTCTATCACAGAAGTTCATCGTTGTCAACATCTGATTCAGCATCTTCGTGCTCCAGGTCAGGACGATCCACCACATCTAGGTCATCGTCAACGTAGGAGAAACACCTATTGCACAGGTCAATGTACTGGTCAGTGTGTGCTGACTTTCGTGTAGCTTCATAGTCTGTAAGGATACAGTCACAAGACAAACATCTCATAGCATCACCCATTCCCTATTGTCACTGTTGTATTTATACAACTTACCATTGTTACCTAGGCCCATCACACTACCCTTGTTATCGCAAGTAATACTTACAATCTGTAGGGTTTCTTTAGGGACCAGCTCCATTAGTGATTCGTTGTCTGCATCACTCTTACGTTTGTTTCTTCCAGCCATGAGTTCTCCTGTTCAAGTCGTTTAACACGTTCACGTACCATCCTTACCTCTCGCTCTAGCTCAGCTATCTGCTCCTCGTAGCGAAGGCTTATAACAGCTTCTAGGGCCCTTCCAAAGCGTAGTATAGGACCATCAGCAAAGGTATTCAAGTAGGTCTGTTGGTCCTTAGCAATGGCTATGAGCTCAGCATCAGTGATTAGCTCTGGTAAGCCATGCATCTGACATGGTCCTAGCTTCATGTGTTCTTCTCCTTTAGTTTGGCTTCTACAAACTGAGCAAATTCAAACACAGTAGGCTTTTCTGGTAATTCCCAAGAATTAACCTCATCTTTAGTAAGCCCAACCCACTGGCGCTGTGCTGCGGGTGG